GTGGATTGCGTGTGAGTGTGAAGGATGGTATCAGGGAATGTACCTCAACCAATTGTCTGTTCACAATAAACGTTTGGAGAAGGCCAACTACCTTGTTGACCTAGCCAGTAGGAACGAAGACAACATGGATAGGTTGCAGATATTACTAGAAAGAAAGAACATGCTATTGGAAAAAATACAGGAGATTTATCAACTGTATTCAAATTTACCATATGTTTGTAACCCCTAATGACAGAGGGTGAAATCTGTCTTAACTCAATTCAATTTTATTTAATTATGGCACATTGGAGAGCTAACTTCAAGGAGTCTGATAAGTACCTAGGTGCAGTAGACCTATGGGATGATCAGAAGAAGAACTACAAGCAGGTTGTGGTTCACGTTGAGAAATTTTTTCAAGACGAAATGGTTGGACAAATGGGTAAGGAGCGAAAGGTATTCGCCAAGCTTAAGGAGTTCACTAAACCTATGGTGGTAAACGTCACCAACTTCAAACGACTACAGAAGTTGTTTGATTCAGTTGAGCAAGACCTATTCGTTGGGAATCCTATCGCACTAGGTGTTGAGAAGGTAAGCAGTCCGGAGGGGAAGGTAGATGCGCTTCGCTTCAGTTCTCGCGCACCACAGGTGCAAGCAGCGAATAAAAAGCCTGCGCTACCAGATGATTCCCTACCACGAGCGATTGCATCAATCACTAGTAAGGCGATGTCGATTAAGAGTATACTCGATAAGTATACAGTAACAGCAGAACAACGTAAAGCTTTAGAAGATGCAGCTAAGGACCTATAACATTGCGCCATTATTCCTAGGCACGGATGGCTTGACTGACAGCCAAGCAGCAGAGCTGTCTAAGCTACAGCAGAGGCATGCGGACTTCCTTACAGAGGAAGACCCAAAGAAACGAGCCAAGCTTAAGCTTACAGAAAAAATGGAGGCTGAGTACGATCGCTTAGTAAACATAGTGCATAACCTTTCAGAAGGAAAGGTAGAACTATCTCAGGGAGCGAAGACCTTGATACGAGAGTACGTTGATGAGGAGCTGTATGGATACAAGCCAACGTTCAGCAGCAAGGAAACGGAGAAGGGTAACGAGGTAGAGGATGACAGCATCGACCTTTACAACAGGCTGTTCTTCAAGGACCACAAGAAACTAAAACCTGGTGACAAGTACTACGAACTTAAGCATGGTATTATTGTCGGACATCCTGACATTGTTTGTGACCTTGAGAAGAAGGTTAAGGATGCCAAGTCCGCATGGAATAAGAAGACCTTTCCAAAGCTACCGGAGGATGCCTACAACGCTACGCATGTGTGGCAGGTGAAGACATACCTGTACATGCTTAAGATGATGACAGGCGAAGAGTGGAGACACGGAGAAGTATTCTATGCACTAGCAGACACACCTGAAGGTCTTGTTCCGGAGTGGGAGGATGACAGCTTACATGTTATGAGTAACGTTCCGTTGAATATGCGTTTAACGGTGGTTGATGTCGAGCTTACAGATGCAGATATCGAACACATGGAGAGAAGAATAAAGGCTGCAATGAAGTTCGCAGCAGAGTATAAAGAGCAATTATTAAATAAAAACCGATGAGTGATTTCAAAGTAGAAGGTGTGCTTAAGCACATTGGTGATACAGTGGTTGTATCAGAAAAGTTTAGCAAGCGTGAGTTCGTGTTGACTGTTCCTCACGATCAGTATCCACAGCACGTGTCTTTCCAATTGACGCAAGCTAAATGCGACAACATTAACTCCTATGGTGTAGGACAAAATGTTGCCGTGTCTTTTAACCTACGTGGTAGGGAGTGGACATCTCCACAAGGAGAAGTAAAGTACTTCAACACACTAGAGGCATGGCGCATTGAGTCAGCAGGTAGTTCAGCACCTCAAGAAGTAGTGGCCACAGAAGTATTGCCAGAAGAGGGAGATCTTCCGTTCTAATCTTTAACCATTAACAGTTCAGCCCACAGACATTACATCTGTGGGTTTTTTAACCAAATTAAAATCATGATAACGTTATTTAGAGATTTAAAACAAACAGATAGTCCTTACTACCTTCCGGTAGAGAAGGTGTTGGACAGAATAAAGAACGGTAACTCACGAGAACTGTGTGAGAAGATTCGCATGTACGAAGGTGCTGACAACAAATCCAAGCGTAACGAACTAAAGAAGCTACTACCTGCTATTTGTTTTAGTGGAAAGTTCATTAACCGAAGCAAGCAAGGAATCGTAGAACACAGCGGTCTGATATGCATAGACTTCGATGGATTCTTAGATGAGTGGAGCATGCTTGACTACAAGGCGTTCCTAATCAATGACGAGTACTCATACGCTGTGTTTGTTAGCCCATCTGGAGATGGTTTGAAGGTGCTAGTAAAGATACCACCAAGCATCGACAACCATGTGAACTTCTTCCTGTCACTTAAAAGATACTACAACGTACCTGAGTTCGATTCTACCACTAAGGATATCAGCAGGGTATGCTTTGAGTCATGGGATCCAGACCTATACATTAATGAGAACAGCACACTATGGGAAGACCTCACAGAGGAAGAACACCTAGTGTATGACACGAAGACTAGCCGTAGTACTATACGATTGACAAACCACGAAGAGATTGTGCGTAGACTACTTGTATGGTGGGAGCGTGACTTCGGAATGGTGCAGGGACAGAAGAACAATAACCTGTTCATCTTAGCTGCTGCGCTTAATGACTTCGGTGTATCAGAGAGCGATGCACGACAAGTGTTGCTGTCATATGACGAGGGAGGAAAGGAGCGCGAGATTCTTAACATCCTACGCAGTGCATACAAGAACGTATCTGCACACGGAACGAAGTTCTATGAGGACAATAGCCGGACAGACAGCATCCGTACTATGGCCAAGCAAGGTGTGCCACTTGGGGAAATCATGAGCCGTAACGCATCTATTAGTCAGGATGTTATTAAGAGTATTACTCAGGATGCCAACGACAATGACGTTACTATCTTCTGGTCGAAGAATACTAGAGGAAACGTGGTGCATATCAACCACTTATATAAGGAATACCTAGAGTACATGGGGTATGGTAAGTACTACGTTGAGAATGGTAACACGTTCGTGTTTGTGCAGGTGGGTAATAACATCATCTCAGACGCATATGATACTACCATCAAGGACGCGGTACTGAATGACTACTTGTATAAACTAGAGGATAAGAGTATCTACAACTACTTCGCTGATAAGAAGGGCCTATTCAAGGAAGACCACCTATCGTTCCTTAACACCATTAAGCCTAACATTATGGTAGACAATGCACATACAGCATACCTGTACTATCGTAACTGTATGGTCAAGGTGACAGCCAACGATGTAGAGATTATGGATTACAGCGACATCGATGGATACATATGGGAGAAGCAGATAATCAACAGAGACTTTGTCAAGGCTGACTATGAGAACGCTGTGTATAAGAAGTTCATAGCCAACATCGGAGGGAAGGACGACATAAGGATACGATCAATCGAATCGACAGCAGGATACCTTATGCATAGCTACAAGCCACCAAGCTATGCTCCAGCTGTAATCATTAACGATGAAGTAATCAGCGACAATCCGGAGGGAGGAACAGGTAAGGGTATCTTTGTTAATAGTCTAGGCCACATGAAGAGATGCGTGACTATAGACGGTAAGTCGTTTACATTTAACAAGTCGTTTCCTTATCAGACAGTGTCGGCAGATACTCAGTTGTTGGTGTTTGATGACGTTAGCCGGTACTTTGACTTCGAGAAGCTGTTCTCTATCATTACGGAAGGGATAACGCTTGAGAAGAAGAATAAGGATGCAATTAAGATACCTTTTGAGAAGAGTCCTAAGATTATTATCACAACAAACTATGCGATTAAAGGTGCAGGTAATTCGTTTGAGAGACGTAAGTGGGAGCTAGAGTTCGCACAGCACTATCATAAGGGCTTTACTCCAGAGCATGAGTTTGGGCATCAGTTGTTCACAGAGTGGGACAAAGATGAGTGGGCTAGGTTCGACAACTACATGATTGCTAACCTACAGCTATACCTTCGTAATGGTCTACAGGAGAGTCAGTTCAAGAACCTTCGCGAGCGGAAGTTTATCGCTGAGACATCTATGGACTTCTATGAGTGGTGTAAGGATAGGTTCAACGTGATGACTAAGAACGGATCCGAGACGTTAGGCATAGACCTACATCGTAGCTTTGTGTTACAGAACCCTGACTACAGCGAGAGAGGTAAGTACTGTATACCTCTTGCTAGGTTCTACAGATGGATAGACCTTTGGGGAGAGTTCCAATTCAATCAACGTCCGGTAACGTTTAGGAGTAGTAATGGTAAGATGATTAGGTTTGAGATGAAGCCTGATGAACAGGGTGAACTAAATTTTTGATTTATGATTAAAGTAGGAAGTGATTTTAGCGGAGTGGGTGCATTCAATCAGGCACTAATGAGATTAGGAGTTGAGTATACTGAGTTGTTCGCATGTGACATGGATAAGTATGCTAGGCAAACATTCATTCATAACTATGGAGAGCCTGCATACTATCCAACAAACGTATATGATAGAGAGATACCAACTGAATCATTGGATATTTACATGACATCACCTCCATGCCAGGCCTTTAGTTTAGCTGGCAAGCGATTAGGCAAGGACGATAAACGAGGTATATTGTTCTTTAATTCGCATGAATTTATTAAGGAAAACAAACCAAGGTATTTCATATTTGAGAATGTCAAAGGATTGTTGTCTGATGATGGAGGTAAGACCTTTAGTGAATGGTGTAATATGTTAGGTGGTAAATCAGTCAATGGTAATCCTGTAATATTTCCATACGAAGAAAGCGTACCTTATCATATCTATTGGAAGGTATTGAATGCAAAGCATCACGGAGTACCACAGAACAGGGAGCGTGTGTTTATAATTGGCATTCGTGATGATGAGGATAACACATTTAGATGGCCTGTTGAGGAGCATTTGACTAAGCGATTGAATGATGTGTTACAGGAGGATGTGGATGATAAGTATTTTTTGAGTGAAAATACTGTCAACAAACTTGTGGAGTATGATAAAAAACAAAAAGAAAACGGCAATGGATTTGGAGCAAAATTTCATAATTCTACAGATGTAATGTCCGCATTGAAAGTTGGTGGGGGTGGTTGTGATGACCTTGTTAAAATCAAATCAGCCACATCAAAAGGATATGAGGAGGCAACTGAAGGTGATAGTATAAACTTCAGCGTTCCTAATTCAGAAACAAGGAGAGGTCGTGTTGGTAAAGGTGTAGCTCAAACATTGGACACGGCTTGTAATCAAGGGGTGATGATAGGCGCATTTAGAGGTAGAAATCCTGACAATCCATCAGACAGAACAACAGGAGTACCAACGGAACAAAGACTTGAAATAAACAATCAAGGAACAAGCAACACCATTACATCTGTGCAGAAGGATAATGTTGTTATTCAAGTAGGAGACTATCGAAAAGATGAAGGATATGAGGAGGCAACTGAAGGAGATAGTATAAACTTCAGCGTTCCTAATTCAGAAACAAGGAGGGGCAGGGTAGGTAAAGGTGTAGCTCAAACATTAGATACAGCTTGTAATCAGGCAATAATACATAATTGCATAACAGAAGCAATAGGTAGACAAGGTTCATCAATGGAATATATCGATTCTTGTAAAAAAGTTTATAAATCAACACACCAAATACGCAGGCTAACACCAAGAGAATGTTTCCGCCTCATGGATTTCCCTGATACGTTTACATGGCCTGTATCAGACAGCCAAGCATACAAGCAGGCAGGGAATTCGATTGTGGTAAATGTACTTTATAAAATACTTAAGAACCTGAGCCTATGAAAGAGCTACGAGGCTACCAATCTCAAGGTGCTGTTAATGGATGTAACATCCTTAAGATGCACAATATACTATACATGGCATGGAGTGTAAGGACTGGAAAGACTGCAACATCTATGGAGGTGTGTAGGTTATATTATGCAAAAGAAGTGTTGTTCCTAACTAAGAAGAAAGCAATTAAGAACATCGAGGAAGACTATCGTGACTTTGGTTTTGATAAGCACTTCAACATCACAGTTACCAACAACGAGTCCATGCACAAGATTGAAGATCCATCTAAGTTCGATGTTGTGATACACGATGAGTCCCATCGCTTCGGATCTCTAGCCAAGCCTAACACAGGAGCCAAGCTTTTTAAGAAGTTATTCTCCGGTAAGCCAATCATCCTTCTGAGTGGTACACCTTCACCAGAGTCCTTTAGTCAGATGTACCATCAGTTCTGGATATCAGACTACTCGCCTTGGAGGAGATATCCTAACTTCTATAAATGGGCAGCAGACTATGTAAAACCTGCTCAGAAGAGAGTTGGTGCGTTCATGTACAACGACTACTCGCATGGAATAGAGGACAAGATAATGGCTGACCTACAGTACATTATGACAACCTATACGCAGGAGCAGGCAGGGTTCAAGTCTACCATAGATGAAGAGGTGCTGCACGTTAGGATGCTACCACGCACATACGATATGGTTGACAAACTATTCGCAGACAGAGTTGTGCAGGGGAAGAATGAGGTGATACTCGCAGACACAGCTGCAAAGCTGTTGCAGAAAGTACACCAGCTGTATAGTGGCACAGTTAAGTTTGAGAGTGGTAACTCAATGATACTTGACTTCAGTAAGGCAGAGTATATTAAAGAGCGTTTTGCCAATTCACGGATAGGAATATTCTATGTATTCAAGGCAGAGCTAGAAGCACTGCGTCAAGTGTTTGGTGATGAGAACCTTACAACCAATATAGATGAGTTCGACTCCGGAAAATATCAGTCTATAGCCTTACAAACAGTGTCCGGTCGTGAGGGTATAAGCTTAAAAAATGCAGACTATCTTGTGTTCTATAACATTATGCATAGTGCTGTATCCTATTGGCAGGCACGAGATCGGATGACTACAATGGATCGCACGTACAACAAAGTGTATTGGGTATTTGCTGATGGAGGAATAGAGGATAAGATTTATAAGGTAGTAAAGAGCAAGAAAAAGTATACAACTAATATTTTTAAAAATGATTATTTCAAGTGATATGACACCTAAAGAAAAAGCACAGCAACTGTATGACCTATTTTATTTTGTGGATACACACGATGGGTATGGACAATACGACAGGGAATTAACGCATGAAGACCGGAAGGAATGTGTTAAGATACTAGTAAAGCAAATCATTAATGTGTTGGTATTTACAGATATGTCTACAATGGTTGGTAGGTTTTGCGAACGCCACAGGAGCTACTATGAAAAGGTTATTAATGAGTTGGATAACATTGAACGTGATTGGCTATGAGTATACTAGATGACCCGAATGTACAGCTGTTGGTTAAGACATTTGATTTAAAACTACCTCCTCCTGCATCGTTTGAGGTAACAGAGTACAAGTACATTGAAGACGTAGGAATCGTTATTAAAACTGTAAAGGTGTTGGATAGTAGTGGGAATTTAATTAAGTTTGCCAAGCTTAAGGAACTAACTCCTTACTTGCATAGATTTCCAGTTAAATTCAGTGGAGGCGAAAGTACAAAAGAAACTAATAAATGACCTTGAGTCCAAGGGATACTACGTTATCAAACTTTCGGTAACCAACAAGAACGGAATACCTGACATCATCGCCATACCTAAGGACTGCACATGCGAGTTCTATGAAGTCAAAAGACCTGGTGGTGTGGTTAGTCAGCTACAGAAGTTCAGAGCAAAAGAATTAGAAGAACACGGAATTAAAGTATTTATGCACGATGGAACATCAACTAGAATATCAGATTTATAGAGAGTACTTAGGAGGTAATATAGGGCATGTCGAGATACAGAAGAAATACAACATCACAGCTACAGTCCTTGATAGAATCATGGATCACTTCTACTATAGAGAACAGCCTGGAAGATGTAAGCTTGGAAGCAAGACAGCACCATACTATGCAACTGAAGCAGAGATGCTTATACCTGAATACAAATACGATGATTTAAGTTTAATTGAAAAACAGTTTTATGAAAGTAAAAGTAAAGAAAGCGAAGAAGGAGGATGCATGGTATGACATGCACATTGGTAGAACCTTTGAAGTAGTTGGTACTGATGACTATAGCGGAACGTATGCTGTGCTAGTTAAGGACAGTATCAAGTATATATACTCTGATGACGTAGAGGTAGTAAAGGAGGATGAGCATTACGATAATAGTAACGGAAGTATTTACAAGTTTGCTCAAGATCATAAACTAAATGCGTATGAGTTCGACATCATTAAGCGTGTAGTGCGATGCCGAAAGAAAAACCAATTCGAAAGTGACTTAGAAAAAACTAAAAGAGTCATTGACCTGTACTTAAAAGAGTTTAATTATGGTGCATATAAATACAAAGTTGATAAATGTATATGCGATCATAAGGTAACATTTGTTGGATATGACAACAAAACCTATTGTCTTAAATGCCACTTGCCAAAATGAAGAAGCCATCCATCCCACAAAAATACCTTACGTTAGCTATAGTCCTTCCAGTGCTAGGTGACTTTATCGAGGACCTAAGAGATAGCAACATCTTTCGTCAAGACCTTAAGAGAAGAGCGAACATGTTCTTAGATATTCTCAGAACTGCCGATAATAAGTTCTACGATCGAAGCAGGTTCAAGAATCTAACTGATGAAGAATACCAACAAAAGATAAGAGAGATGGGAGACAAACAACATGAGGTTGCTATGTTGTTTAGAAATTGGGTCGCTGAAAATATGTATGACCCTATGGAAAAATAGTATATCTTTGTTAAAAACAACTGTGCATCAAGAATTACTCATCTATGTTAATTCTGTCATGAATGAATTCTATGACCTAGGAGCTAGGCTCTACGAGGGAATGGTAGACAAGGATGAGGAAGAAGTTGAAGAGTCAATCAGACAACTTAAGAAGATGCTTACAGACGTACAAAGATCATATTCCCATGAGTCCGAAAAGTAAAGAACTAGACAAGGTAATTTATGAGTACCTAGAAAATTTCTCTGAGTATCCTACGCTTACAATAGCCAAGATGATTCGTGAGGATTATCCTGGATTATTTAACACATTGGAAGATTCTCGCCAAGCAGTAAGATACAGAAGGAACGAAAGAATTGAACGTAAAAATGAAAAGCACGAGAAGTATCAGAGAACTTCTGAGCAAAGGAAAGCAGCTCTAGGTGCTTTTAAACTTCCGGAAAGTGATTATCAGAAGAAGGATGACTACCTTATTCCTGTAGGTAATAATCGTGGATTAATTATGAATGACATCCACATACCTTACCACGACATGACAGCTCTTGAGGCAGCTATCACTCATGGTATTAATTTCAAGCCTAACTTCATTTACTTGAATGGAGATACTATTGATATGTATCAGGCATCTCGATTCATTAAGGATAGACTTAAGAGAGACATTGCCGGAGAGCTTGAGCTTACTCGTGAGTTCTTGCGTATGCTTCAAGATACATTCAGCTGTACCATTTACTTTAAGATGGGTAACCACGAAGATCGATGGGAGCATTACATGATGACTAAGGCTCCAGAATTATTAGGTATAAAGGACTTTAAATTGTCAGAGATACTTAGATTCGGTGAGCTTGGAGTTCAGCAGGTAGACAGCAAGCAATTGTGTCGTATGGGCAATATGATTGTAATGCATGGTCATGAGTTCGGTCAGAGTGTATTTAGTCCTGTGAATAGTGCGCGAGGTCTATACATGAAGGCTAAGGCTAACTGTGCTGTAGGACATCACCACCAGACTAGTGAACACACGGAGAAGGATGTAAACGGAAACGTAGTTACTACGTTCTCTATTGGATCCTTGTGTGGATTGTCACCGGACTATTTCCCTTACAACAAATGGAATCACGGATTTGCCACCATTGAGACTGAACCCAATGGTGACTATGAATTTCGGAACTATAGAATCATCAATGGCAAAGTCCAGTGATGAGTGTGAAAGAAAGATTACTTTCCATATTTGCTGTAGTAAATTTGAAATGCTTTATCAGATACTTTTTCACCTGATAACCCCATTATTTCTTGTAAGTAAGCCATTTCATCTCCACTCATTTTAGGACCAAACTCCATGTACAGCTTGTATGCTTGAACCTCTGGTACAGTTTCATATACGATATCTAACATTCCCTTATTTAAGTTTCTATTGCGAATGTATGTGTCATACTTTCTAACGTATTTCTCAACATCCTGTCCTTCAAAGTTATCTGTAATAATATCTGTCAATTCACCGTATGACATCTCTTTTCCTGAATCGTAAACCTTATTGATTTTATTGTATATACTTTGTTCTTTCATCCATATTTCAGACTCAATACTAGTCTCCATATCTTTCATTTTGTCTTGTCTAACAAAACTTAATATGTCTGGATCCGTATACTTTACTAATTTATTTCCAGCAGACTCAATCATCAAGTTACCACATGCCTTTATATCTTCTACAAAACCTGTTGCTCCGAACATGCCATTCATTGCTGCATATGCAATGTGGACCATTGGATTAGTAGAAGGAGATGTAATTATTTTCTCTATGGCTACCTTTGTTTTTGCAGGAGACATTTTAAAAGCAGGAGCAATTACTTTATAAAACTCTTCTATTTTATTATCGTAAACACCTTGATACTCTTCTTTTATTTTTTTATCCCTTGGCTGCTTGAATATTTCTTTACCTGTAAATGTATCTATGTTATATGATAAAGCTATATATGCTGCTACGCCTGGATTTTTACCAGCTAATTCAGTAGGCCATATTGGCATTGATTTTTTAAATGTTTCATACATTAAACCTGTATCTACATTGTAATCACTACCACCCATTTCAAAAAACATTTTGTATGCATACTGTTCTATTATAGTAGTAAGTATAGATACAACAGGTAATTTTTTAATCTTCGCATATTGAAGATTTCCATCTTTATCTTTTTTACCTGTAAATACTACGTGATATCCAGCTTTTGTATGTGCAGGAACTGAATCAAGGGCATCTTTTAGCTTTCTCATTTTCTCCTCTTCATCATCTCCATCGATTGCTGATAATGCAACTGCTAATGAATAATATGCCATACCTCCAGTTGCTAATGCAACTTGCGACATACTAACTCCAAATGCAATTGGATTTTCTTTAGCAAACTTAAGAGACTTTCTAACACCTTGTGTTGAAGCATTCAAATAAGGCATTACAGGATCAATTGCTTTTATGGTGCTTCCTCCTTGACTAAAGTCAACAAGCTCCCTAGCTTCTCTAGCTGCATCCCACATAATATCATCAAGTGCCTGTCCTGTTGGCTCTTGACCGTTATTTTCTTTTTTGTATTTAGCAATAAGATTATTTTTTTGTTTAGAATATACAGCAATTCTCATCGCGAATTCAGACTTTGTACCTAAATAAGACATACATGCGCCAACTGCTAAGAATGGTTTTGCTACATATGATTTAATAGAACCTGCACTAAGCATAGATTTTATTCCTACTATTCCATCTTGTGAAAGAAAATCAATAGCTCCACCATGCTCAACATACTCTCTATATAGTTTATTTTCATATTCTTCATTCATTATTGATCTAATGTCATCATAGATACCACGAATAAATTTCATTGAGAACCCAGTAGTTGCTTGAACTATTGCTAGAGGTTTAAACCAACTATAAACATTTGTTAGAAACGTAGCATTGAATATATCTACAGGAACGTTACCTATGATAAACAATGGGTTACCAACGGTTGCCATATATCTAAGTATACCTACTCCTGTAAATTGACCTACTTTTCTCATTTTGTTGTTTAATTCAACATTCTTTATATCAAGTATTTGATTAGCGTACATTGAATCAACAACCATTATCCTTTGTTGTCCATTAACAAAGTAAGTTATTGGAGTAAATCCTACCAACTCTGCTTTTTGATTAGGACCTGAGAAATCCCCTAGTTCATACTTTTGTACAGGTCTACCATCTTTAGTTGTTTTTACTATCGGGTTTTCCTTTATATATTTTGATATGGCATCCTTTTCTTCTTGTGTAGCTGTTTCAATTGCTTCTGCCCAAGCTACTAACATATCATTCTCAAATGCCCTTGCAGCTACCGTATGAATGTTCATCATTAGTAACCACCTAGAGTCCATGATTATATCATTCTCGTTTTTGTCAGATAATGCTTGGATATCTTTTCTACTTACACCTAATGTAGAGGCTTGGCTATCTGCATTACCAGGATTAGCATTATCACCAATAATATACTTAATGACTTTTATTGGAGAGTATTCTCTATCCTTAAATCTTAAATATGTTTCTTCATTTATACGACCAGATTCAAACAGAATTCTTAGGTTATCATTAAACTCTAAGAAGTATCGTTTTGCTCTTTTGTTTAAATTATCAAAATTATTTTCTCCTATACTTTCTCTAATTCGATTTAAGTCAGCCATAGCATTGGCTTCATTATATCCATTTATACCTGTGTAGGGGGGTTTACCCTCGTTTCTTCTATTAACATTAATATCAATAATACGTCTAGCATAAATTATTTGATTTAATATTTCCAAAGACTTAGAGTCTAGTCCTCCGTACACTACTCTATCTATACGCTTAAACCTATAAGATGCGAATCCTGTTGCTCCAGCTTTAGTAATAAGCATATTAAAAGCTCGTTTGGCAGCATCATTCTTGATGCCTTTCATTAATCGCTTAATACCCTCTTGACGATCAAATATTGCTTTGTTTGCATATCGATACGCCCTAACAAATATATTAGCATCGTATCTTCTTTTTAATGCATCTTGACTTTGCTTGTAAATTTCTTCAACAGTAATATCTTTAGCAGGCTTCATCTGAGTCATTGCCTGAATAATATCTGCATCACTAAATCCATTGTTTCTAAGGTATACCTCTATAGCATCGTCCTTAATATCATTAGCCCTAGCAGTAGCAACAATGTAATCAATGTTGTTTTGCTTAGAGAATAATACTTGTAGAGACTTTATATTATCTGTTGTTATTTCTTTTCCTCCAAGTAAAGACGCTAGTGATCCATCAACAAATTGATTTAATGACAATTTTTGGAACTCTTCTGGAGACAAATTCTCAAATGCTTTGAACTTAGATTTAACATAATTGAATACGGCATTCAACCAATTCTTAAATTTTGATTTTGTTCCGGCTTCAATTAAAAGTTCTCCACGACTTGCAATCAAATCGGCCATTGCTTCTTCTCTTGCTAATTCGTTATCTCCAAGCTCTTTAATTTTTTGCTTGAGTATAGATGTTCCTTCCAAGAGATCAAATCCCTTTTGTAATAATCCTGGATTATTTGCTCTTAAGAAGTTCATCCATATGTGAGAGAACTCGTGTATGGCTGTATTAGAATTAGCCTTCTCAGGATTCAAGAATATTTTTCCATCAGTTGTAAATCCATATACTACTTCTCCATCCTTTACAAATTGTTTTACATTAGGATCTTGTAAAGCAGCATCAAAATCTTCTTGAGTATCTACTATAGTAACTGTAGGAAAAGCTAACTTAAGCTTGGCTATTAATTTTTGTAGTTCAGTCATCTTGTCAGATAACTTAGCTCCTACAAACGCTTTAGTTGTAGCTATAGCTCCAGAAACAGCGATTGATTGACTTATTGCTGAACTTACACTAGGTAACTCACCACTTGTATTAGGTTTAAGCATAGCAAATGTTTTGCTATACATTTCAGGAAATACATCGGCAGCATGAACAGGATTCTCAAGAATACCTATTAGCTGTCCTTTCATACCAAAAGGATAATTACCATGAACCAATTCTCCTTTAGCAGCAGATGTAACACCTCCATTCAATACATCTATACCCACGATAGCAATAACATGGTTAGGTGGAATTTTACTACTTGCTTCTTCTTGAATTATATTATTCAATGTTTGAAGGTGTATGTATTTATAGAATTCACTTCCTTTATTTCCAACTAATGCTAAACCAGCTTTACTTCTAGGTTCTCCAGGTTTTGTTTCTTTATCTAATTCAATTCCACCTGTAAATAAGAAATCTGTAACTATCAATCTTTTACCTATTGGTCTTAACTTAGACATGTTATCTAAAAGCTCATCAATAGTTTTAAAGTTGTTTTCTTTAATGAATTTTATAACTACATTTTCTTGTATTTCCTTTTTATATATTTGATTTGCTTCTTTCTCACTTAATAATTTTTTGCCTTCTTTTTTTCTTTTATTATTTTTAGATTTTACAGGTTTAGAAGCGATATCATCTATTAAACCGTTTAAAGAATCTGTCCTTTCTTTTTTATTAAAATTGCTTTTAATAGTATCAGATGCTAATCTAAATAGTGCCTCATTTGTTTTTATTGATGCTTGACCCATTTTAACAACAGCCATAGGAATATGACCATTTGGAAGTTTTCCTTCAGCCCAAAGCCTATCAAATAAAGACTTGTTTTTATTATATATTTCTAATGCTCTTTTATATGTGTCCTTACTTGATTTTAAATCAGTATTTGCCCATGCATTATTTTCATTACCATCTGTCAGATTAAATCCAAGCCCACCATTTATATCAATAGTATTTCCTGTGAATGGATTACTAACAGAACCAGATGAAAGCTGATCAGATATAGTGAATATAAAAGGAATACCATTGTATTCAGAAATATTTTTTATTACACCTTTATTCCAAGCTGCCTTAAGTTTATTGCCAAATCTAGATATCAATGATTTGATATTGATTTTGTTTTTGGTAGTTAAATTAGATGGAACATCAAACTCAGCAAATTCTTCAGGAAGCTGATTCATTTCATCTGTTACTTCTTCTACATCTCCTGCATCTATTGCATTCTGTGGCTCCTGTTTTTCCTTCTTAAACTTAGGCGGAGTCTTACCAAGTAATGCATCAAGTTTAGCAACATCTGCATCAATATCCTCCTTAGTCCTAGGCTTTTCTTCCGTAGTTACTTCTTCTTCTGGAGCAACCTCTTCTTCTGCAACTACTTCAGCCTCTACAGGTTGGGCTGCTGCTGTGGGTTCAGCTGTAGGTTGTTCTCCTGCTGGTTCAACTGCTGCTGCTGTTGGTTGGGTTGCTGTTGGTTCAACTGTTGGTTGAGCTTGTACAGGTACTTCAACTGCTGCCGTTTCGACAGGAGCTGTAACTTCTGGAAGTTGGATAGACTCTGTTGCTGCTTGGAATTCTTCATCTTGTTCTAATAAATCGTTTATAAATTGCTGTTGTTCAGGCGTCTGTATCTTTTGCAATTCAATTTGATATGCAATATCTACAGCATCCTGTCCGGTAAACATTTGAGTTTGTCCTGCATCATTTTTCAATGACACATTCATTACTTCTCCTGCCGGATTATATTCAATACCTTGAGTAGGTAGTTCCATCTGCATGTTCCAATTGTTTCCGTCAATTGAAACTTGACCTTGTGGAGTTACAGAAACTCTTTCTTCTTGTACCTCAAGACCTGGAAGTTCAGAGTTCATCACCTCATCTACATTTCCAAGCTCGTATATCTTTCCAGAATCTCTGTCTTCAAATACTACTTGCTGCCCTTCAACATAAACATCACCTGATAATGGAGCATCTAATTTAGCTCCTCCAAATGAAGTTAATGTAGCAGGTCTATTTATTACTTCAGAAACAACTACTCTAGGTGTTTCTGTTGCTACTACTTCTTCCTCCCTGATGTCTTGCCCACCTTCTTGGGTAGTGACTTGAGGTTCTGCTTGGGGTACTCCTTGCGCCATTTCTCCGCTAACTTCGGCTTTTGGCTGAACAGGTACTTCACTTGTTGTTTGCTCTTGAACGGCATTTTCTGAAATTTTTATAAGTTCAACATTAATTTCTGCAATCCTTCTCCTTTGAGGTGTGGCAAGACTTTCATCTTTATTCGCTATATATTTCTCTAAGTTAGCTTTTTCTGTCATTAAATCAAGTGCTACAGACTTATCTTCTACACTCATATTATCAGGCATAGAATTAATCCTTCCTTGAATATCTTTAAATGAGTTAGAAATTTCTTTAGCTTGCTCCTTAGTATACTTGCCACTAATTATACCTGCCTTAAGATTAGCCAATAGAGCTTGATCAATATTCTCCATCTTGGCGGCATTCATTAATACCTCAAGTTGTTCCTTATTTAAATTCTCTCTAAACTTATTTCCTGTTATTGTACTAGCAGTTGTAACCGTACTCATGATACCACCACCTAATGCACCTAGGTATCCTTCATACAATACATCTGCATATATTTCTTTTGCGCTCTTATTGTTAAAGTAATCAGAGCCAACCATTCCGTCATATACCTCCTGTATTCCAATCTTTGATACAGCTTGAGTCATCTCAGTTAATCCCTCACCTGCGCCTCCAATCAAGGCATCCATAGGTAAAGTGGCAAACATTTTCTTTGTGCTATTGACAATAGCTGCTTGAATAAATTCCTTTGATGCATTCTCAGGAATATCCATAAAGGCATCCTTAATAACAGCATGAGTTATTTGTCTTCCAAGACCTGTTTTTTGTAGTGCTAAGTCTAAACCAAATTTTTCAAGTATTGAACTTACAATACCATATGTTCCAGCCATTAATACCTTAGATGTTTCTGATGGTCCAGCACCACTAGGATCTTTAATCATATCAAGCTCATCCTTCATCTCATTGTATGACTGAGCAAAGAATGATGCATATGTAGCAGGCCCTCCACCCATAGCAAGACCTGTAGTTAATGCTCCAAGTGATTCACCTAAACTAAATATTGCCTTAGTAACATCGCTTCTATTTTTAGAGTTCATATACTCCTCTGTAGTATAATCTCCAGTAATAAAATTAATGATACTTTCTTGTTCTTTTTTAGTTAACATTCCTAATCTAGGTAATGCTGTTAATCCTTTAATATATTTTTTAGAAATACCACCAATGAAAGTACCTCTTGCTTCATTAACAATATATTCAGCTGCAATTGATTCGTCTATTGATTTAGTAATAGTTCCTAGATATTTAGTCTCATCTTTTAAATCAACCCCCATTTGTTTTATTTCACCTTGGAGTTGTTCCATTTTAGGCTTATACTGTTCGTTGAACTCCTCTTCACTTATCTTTCCTGATCTGATTCGCTCATTTGCATCATCAGCATAAATCTGAAGAAGCTTCATTTTTGCATTATAATTTTGAAATGACTTATTTATATCATCTGCAAACTTACTTGCGTTACCTATTGTCTCTTTGTCATTAGGAAGATATGCAACCATATTTTCCACCTCTTTATCATCGTATGGATTCTTTCCGGTTTCAATTGCTTTCTTCTGCTTGTAGTATATATCACGAAGAACTAAATAAGATTCTCTAGCATATTCTTTACGAGCTAGTCTTTCTTTCTCTTCTAATTTAAACTTATCTTCTTTTGTAACATTAATAATTTTATCTAAAACCATTGGTTGTTGATCTGGAAGTCTATCATCTATATATTCAGGATCGCTATATATAGCTCTTCGATACTTATAGTTAGGACCAACCCAAGCACTATTTTCTTTTTCAGCTATTTCAAGTGACTTAGATGCATCAGCTAAATCTTTACTAGAATTTACTTTAATAAATTGACGCAGTCTTCTTGCCTCTTCGCTATCTCCTGCATCTGTCCAGTTATCAAGACTGATTTTAATTGTATTCTTCCCATCTGGTGAAACCACTTCTATAGCATCACCAAACATGTCAGATATGGTATCATAAGTTCTTCCAAAAGAAAACGTAGGGAACTTAGCTTTAAGTTTCTTAATTACTACATCTTCTTCATTGCCTATAAGTGATGAATTAACTGATAACAAGTTTGTGTCAAACTCTTTCTTTTTAATTAACTCTACATCCTCAGCAACACCTGAAAACTTGTCTCGTGCAGCATCGTATTTTATCTGCTTATTGAATTGAGCATTCAATGCATCAATTGAACCCTTTGAAGTAATCCTAAAGAAATCACTGTATCCTTTAGGACGCTTTTCCCAATAAGGTTCGTTTGTTGCTTTATCTACACCTATTCTATACTCAACGTCATCCTTTCCTGGATATCCTACATATGTTTGTTCAATCGTACTAGATGATGCATTCTGATTAAACATTTTGTTTAATGTAGCTACCCTCTTAGGATCCTTTACCTGTTTGTAATCAAATACGTATCCTGTCTTTCCTGTCTTTTCATTTTTATATGTAAGTGGCTTTCCGTTTTGATATTGAATTACACTTTCATTCCAAACAGGTATGCCTGATTCAGTATAAACTAATTCATATTCTTTATCTGTTTTACCAGGTATAGTATATTTCTTAGGAGCTTCATACTTTTCTGCCTTTGGTTTTGTTTCTCCTGCAAGAACTTTACCTGCGCCTACTACAGCTTCAGTTATTTCTTTATTTATTTTTTGAGATACGCCTTCAGGAACAGTTGATTTTACAGTTGTAAATTCCTTAGTCTTAACAGGAGTGTATGTCTTGGCATATTTCTCTAGTGCAGAAATTCTACTTTTTTCGTTTATCTTAACGTAATTTCCTGTTTCACCTAAATCAATATACCACTGATTATTTGTCTTCTTGTATACTGCATCTTCCCTTCCTGGATACCGATATGATCCACTAGGTTTAACAATAGACTCAACAGCCTTTTGTACTCCTGCACTAACTGCCTTCGACAACGCACCCGAAGAAGAAGGTTTTGCTGCCCCACTTCCAGGAGATGCCGTAGTGACTTTTTTTTTTGGTGGTTGAATGAATGCTGAACTAAAAGTATTAAAGTCAGTTGTTTGAAATATCTTAGCTTGTCTTCCTAAGTTATATAACTTCTTTATCTGATCTCCACTAGCTGATTTAAATGTGTTAAAGTCTGTGCTTTGTATTAAGCCAGATTGAACATACAAATCATACAGTTTCTTTAGTTTATCATTCATACTATTTAATATTATTAATTATCCTCCACCAAATATAGCGTCACCTTTTCCTTGGGTTGAACCCATTCCACTACCTCCTGATTTTGTTTTAGGAGCAGGACCTCTCCAGTTTCTTGATCTCCATATCTCTTGTTGTCGTTTGCCTTCGTTTTGTTGTGTAGGGCTATCTCCAAAGAATTTTATTAACCAAAAATCATTAAGGCCTGATGATCCAGTTTTAGGTATAGGATTCTTATATCCCACATCCCATTTCTGATATAATGCATAACCATCGATTTTATTACCATTCTTATCTCTATTTGGCCCTACAATATAATTCTTATCATTTAGATTAGCAGATAACATATTATAGTCTCCGTTTTGCCAAGCAGGACCTATTTGCTCATACTTAGTTATTGGCTTTTCTTCTTTTGGCTGATTACCGCCACCGCCACCGCCACCGCCTCCAGTTCCTCTAATGTTAGGCTGTAATGGTGTTCCTGAAATCTTGTTAGCAAAGCTAAAGTCTATCTCACCTCTAACCCTATTTTTAGCTAGTTCCTTCTGCTCTTCTGTAAGTACAGGCATATATACTCCATCAGGAGTCAATTCATTATTTATAAGACTTAGTTCAATTCTTTTTATCTCTTCTTCTGTAGGAAACATTGCTTGCCCTTTATAACCTGAGTCTTTTCTAATTTGCATCAACTCAGCTATCTTTTCCTGCATAATGGCATCTCTCTGCTCTGGAGTGTCATAGTACTCTGGGCTATCAATTTCACCATTATCTACAAGAATACTTACCTGCGCCTTAGGATTACTATCTGGAGCAATAGAGTTTACTGCTCTTTCAACCATATATTTATATTCAGGTCTTGTTTTTACGCCTTCAATATTCATTTCTCCCTTTTGACCTAAGTCTTTCCAAATTGTTTCAGTTGCCCAATTTTGAGTTATATCCTCTACCCTTGCTGGCAAATTAATTCTAGAAGCAGCTAAGTTCTCCGGAAGTGCCATAGAACGAACGTCCATTACTTCGTTAGTAACTAGACCTGTTTGTGGGTCTACTTTAGCAATGTATATTCTACCGTCAGATCCTGTCTTAATTTGTTTGTCTTTGATACCTTCAGTAAATTCACCGAACTTCTTCAACAAATAATCTGTCTCATAGTTACTAGCAGGAATAACTCCATTCTCATCCGGCTCTTGTCGTTGCAGAATTGTAGTTACCCTTTCATCTTGGCTCTTCAATACATTGGCAAGCATCTGATAACTTTCCTCAAGATTACGGTTCCTACGAACGTATTCTGTTTCGGACATCTTACCAGCCTTTAGGTCTTTGTTCCACTGAAGTAAATCCTTACGCATATTATCTACTCCATTAAGCATGAAGTCATTTAATGTCTGAGTTTTACCAGGAATCCAAGAGTCTAATAGCTTTTGGTTAGCTACTTCTACCTGATCAAGTTTTTGTCTTCTTTCTTGACGCTTATCTAATACACCATAAATCTTTTCAGCAAGTTCATTAGATAACGCACTGTAGTCAGGTCTTGATGTTGGAACATATCCAGCGTATGTAATTTCTGCCATGATTATAATGTTTTATCCTTCTGGTGTAGTATTGGGTTTATCAACCTTATATTCAAACCACTTGTCCCAATTTTTTCCTTCAGGAGCAAATGCAGGTAACGCACCTAATCCAGATGCAAGACCACTTCCAATACTTTCAAACATTCCGCCAACAGCTGCGTTCTTATTCGCTTGTGCAGTACCTGCTGCTAATTGTGCGCCCTCAAGTTCAGAAGAATATAAATCTCCAAGCCTTGCTTCTTTGCGCTTATTCATTTCTTCTTGTACAGAAGCTTGATCTCTCTTCAATTGGTATTGAGCCTCAGCTGCTTGCGCTCCTACATCAAGTGCTCCTGCTTTTACTCCTTGAGTTAAGTTTCCTACACCTCCAATAAGAGACTCAGCTCCTGCGCCTTGCAACGCTTGAAGACCTTGTGACGCTCCACTTTTAATAGCGTCCATAGCCATGTTATATCCCTGCATAGGCACTTGTACTGATGCGAATGGATTCTCAGAGGATATCCCTTCAATTCGTTTCTTAGCCGCTAAAGCTGCATTCTGAGCAGCCTTCTTTTCTTTATTGGCTTGCACCATCTGAGCAATACTCATTCCGGTTCCTAATAAGGATGTTGCTAAACCTGTAATTAATCCTATTGGCATATCTATAATTTTTAAGGAGAACTTTTAAATACTGATGACGATACTTCAAACAACTCAACCTCTGACCCTTCAAATATAGAAAGTTCTACTTGCATGTAGTAACCTCTAAGACCAAAAGATTCAGCTAAGTTGTTTTTTATGTATACGATATAATCACCCAATGCTGGAGACGCAACTAGAGAAAATGTCACAGATGTATCTGTGTTACTAATTACTGTACCAATTAGTGTGAGTGAGTTTATGTTAATATCGTATACATATAGAGAATCTCCTGCACTAATATTACTATCAACATTTGCTAGTTCTATAGTGTTAGGAGGAGTAAGACCAAGTACTTGACCAAGTCCTTGTGTGTACAATTCGTGTGAGTCGTTTGTACCAGCAACGCTTCTAATGTAAGACATCCATGAGCCTTCTTTCTCAAGGAAATAAGTAGAGTCGTTGTATCCATTGCTTAGGTCAGTATTAAACGTAGCACTCCAAGGATGTGTACTCTCTAGCTCAAGTGTCTTAAACATCTTATTCTGAGTAGGTTCTTGGTTGAATACTGTTGTTATAACCGATGGGTAACTAACACCATAAAAACTGTTGCGACTACTGTTTGAGTCATGCTTGTATAATTGACCCTGCTTCCATGTATAAAATGAACTATTTAATCCTAACATCCAATCTGGATTGTAACTCCAAAAAGAAGTCCAACCGTTAGATGATGGAGAAAACGTTATTGTATTAGGATTTGGCATAGTACAAAGGTAGTAAATTTATACCAAACAACTATTGACAGACTTCATTGCTTGGTAGTACATGTATGAACATCTACTCTTGTCTATGTCCAATGTTTCCTTGAATGGAAACTTATCTATGTATGCAGCTTTGAAGAACATTCCTTGACTCGCATTAGGTACTCCGGCATTATGGAAGAAGTGTACATAGTCCCACCTCTCAGATGGACATGTGGCCCAACAGAAGTCAAACTCCCTTGGCACAACAATCTCGTGTCCCCTTCTCCACGCTACCCATAATTCTGCCCACATACTTGCAGTCCAACATTGGATGCCATACGGATCACCTTCCTTCTTTAGATGGCTCACACTTCTTAGGTATGTGTATATGTCTCTGCATCCTTTATAGACCTCTGCCCAATAAGATGCATCAATATTCTTCATCAGCTTCTGTGCGCCACCAGAGTTTTCTTGGTTAGCCTCAACTACTGAACGCTCTATGCCTATTATTTGACACATGCCGTCAAGTATAGACTCATCCTTGCTCTTGATGTAGTTGGCTCCAATATAGCTGATAGTATCACTGAAGTACCACTTATCGTCATTTAGGAAAGGAGTAAAGTCGAAGTACCTAGTAAACAAGAAGTCACAGTCGTGGAAAAATACAGAGCAGTCTTTAAGGTATGTGTGTTGCTTGAAGTGCTTCTCTAGTATATGTGCCTGTATTGCAGGAGGATAGTCGCACTCTCCCATTGTGTCTTGGTATATGTATATACCTACGTCAGGGAAGTTTTCCTTTAGCTTGTACCACGAATCAGGAATCTCTTCTAGGTATCCTGCCACTACGTGTATGTCCTCTTCCTTATATCCTAATGATATGAAGTTGTGAAGGTAGACCTCAACCTGCCAAGCGTAATAGTCTATTGCAGGTTGAGCTGAAATTAATTTTAGCATGTTATTGAATTACCGGTCCAATCGTTACCATCCCACTCGTAAGCAACAAAGGTATTAATTTGCCGGTAATATGCAGCATCTGCAAGTATATAATTTCCAAGATATAGTTGATACAACTTATTTCCTATTACACCTAGTGCTCCGTCTGCAAATCTTTGAACTACAACATCAGTACATACAGATGATACCGAGCCTTTTCTTGCATATATTGTAGTTAATGGAGGAAGTGTAGTAGTTGTGGTTGTGCTTGTAGTTGTACTTGTAGTTGTGCTTGTAGTTGTTGTAGTTGTTGTAGTGGTCGTAATACCTGTACAATCAAAACAACTAGCATAAGTAAACAATACCATTGGTACAGCTGGTGCAAATGAACCTATATTAACTATAGTATAGCAGTTACCATCGTCACACTTAACTACTGTAGTATTTGGTATTATACTAAATGATTGTTGTGCAATTGTAGTAAGACCCATACCTCCACATATTCTTGCTAAATAGTAATTAGTAGGAACAGTTGTAGTTGTGGTTGTAGTTGTAGTTGAACAAATAACAAAGTCTAATACCTGTCCTGTAGATGATATTTGGATAGACCAATCTCCACCCATTGTGGGTACATTGTACCAATATCCATTACCTACTACAGGTACAGTTCCAAGTGAATCTGAATAAACAAAATCATTTATAGTTGGTAATGCTGATACCCCATTGTGATAGAACACTGTATATGGTCCTCCTGTGTTACTACACGCATCGTATGCTGATGCATATTGGGTAGGATCCATATTAAATGACGTGTATACAGGTGCTGTAGTAGTGGTTGTCGTAGTTGTTGTAGTAGTTATACCAAGACAGTCATTACAGTCAATATATAAGTTAACTGGATTCTCTATTGTTTGATATGGGAACGATGCTGTTGTAACGCCTGTTATTTCCCAACAGTTACCATCAGTAGTCTTAACATAATCACCTACAACTATTCCAAATGTGGTTGAGTCAAAAAGAACGGCTGTTACTGTTGGGTCAGTACATAGCGTTGCATCAAACCAATCTCCTGTTGGAAGGGTAGTTGTCGTAGTAGTTGTGGTAGTAGACGTAGTTGTTGTTGTGACCGTAGGACACTCGTTCTTTTCACATACGTTACCTGTCTCACATATCTTAATAGAGTATGTAGAGTGGTCGATGTGATACCACTGACCTCCTCCCATAAATTTGGTCTGAGCAGTAGCGTCTGTGTATATAGTGTCATTTACATCTGGAACTCTTCCTTGTCCATTGTGATACAACAAACTATAGATTGGTGACACAGCACATGCAGCGTCTCCGGTATCTCCAAAGTTTTCTACATCAATAGCAAAAGGTGTTAACTTAATACCTGTTTGTATGACGATATTTATATCTTTCGTGGCACTAGGCCCAGAGCAGTTTGAAGCTCTTAATGTTAACGGGAAAGTACATGACTCTTCAGGAATACCTGTAATATTTCCTGTGTCAGCAGAGAATGTTAGACCTTTAGGTAATAAGAACTCAGGACATATTTTGTCAAAAAGAGTACTTATACCATCTCCAACTACAACTACTGGATCTCCACTTGTTGAACAAACATACACAGGTATATTATCTACTCCTACCGTTATGTTTTGTGAATTTCCATAACAATCTGTATAGGTATACAATGTGCCTCTTGTTCCTCCTGTTAACTCATATGTTTCGCACGTTGTAATCAACTGCCAATTAGTAGGATTTCCAGATGCTTGTAAATATATATTAATTGACTCACCTTCAGTTAGATATATGTCATCTTGATAAATGAATGGAACAGCTGCTTCATTGCAGTCACACGGTCCGTGTAAAGTAACCAATCCACTTTCATTAACAAATGTGTATATTCCACCACTTACTGGTGGAGATACCATTACTGTATCGCTTACTATATGATAAGCATTTTCACCATTATATAGTGTGGATCCGATTGAATCTGTATATATAGTATCACCAGTTACAGGATATGTACCAGAGCCATTATGCCAATATTGAGTTGTTGCTGTTTGAGAACATGCTGCAGACACGTCTGCACCAGGCGTTGTATCAATATAAAATGTTTTTAGATATGTATTTACTTGATTTAATACATAAGATGCCACAGATAATGGCGCATATACTGTAAGCACAGCCTTTGGTTCTTCTATTATTTTTTTGAATAATAATGAACCTGTGCCGTTGTCTACTAATCCATCATAAGGAAATACTAGATTAATTTCGTCTTGACTTATACCTGCTGCAAGTAATGAAGACACATTTCCAAGACTATTTAATCCTATGTATCCAGTGTCAAATATTGTCTCATTATTATACTCAAGTACATATCTACATGGTCTAGCTAATGTTTGATAGTCAACACCTGAAATACCTCTTCTAGTACCATAGTCAATGCTGATATACCTTGTAGATGGGTCACCTGTATAAGATGCTATACCGGAATTTAGATTGTCTTGATAATCCCATATTAGATACAGGTTGTCGTAGTCATTTGGATTACTAAATACGAACGACCCTTCATACCTTCCTCCAACTAGTGCTACAGGAACGGCTGTAGCCAATGATATCATTAGGTCTTTCTGAGTGCTGTCATATACTTCATTAGTAACTAAGTAATACAGCTTGTTATTCAATGAAGGCTCAAAGTTTTTCAATGAAGGATCAGCGTTAATTAACCCCGTATATGCAGTAACAGTAGCCCCATCATAAGGCATGAAGTCAATTCCTCCAATACCTGTTAATGAATCAAATAAAGCTACTTGTGACGGACCAAGCTCGATATTGTTTATATCGAAATTTGAGCTTCCTGTATATGAAAAACCTTGATTAGTAAACATATTAATTATTAATTTTTGGTGGAGGGTCGTGATTGACTACTACATTCAAAACAATAGGCTTAGAACGCCCTTGAATTAAAGTAAAGTAAACCATTTTATCACAATATGAAACTCTGAATATTATAGACCTAACAGCACCTGAATTATTTACCGCTACGTCTGCAAATATATCTGATGATTGGTATCCTGATGTTTGAAATCCTGTAACCCAGTTAGTTCCAAATCCATTATCAACTAATGCTAGTGACCAATTGACATCTGTGATGATTGTGAAGAGATTAATATTATTTCCACCAAATTTACCAACAGACCATTGGTTTCTGCTTAATGCAAGAGTGCATCCTAGAATTGTTATACTATTGTTTGATAAAGTATACAATTGATTGTTAGGATCGTATGCGCCAAGTTTTTGTGTATTTGGATAATCTCTCAACAAGTCAATAAAATAATCCTTCATTCCTGTATCAGATATTTCTACTACTTGATTATCTGATAGCGCAAGTACTACACCTCTTCTAGCATCCGTAAAGAATGACTCAGATCCCCATGTAGCAAACGACTCAGGATTCTTACTTATTCCGTACTCATGAGGGAACATTACTTGATTGCCTAATACTTGTGGAATAGAAGCAATAGATCCACCTCCTGAAGCGTCTGATAGGATATTCTTTTCATAAAGAACCACACTTATTTTATCCTCTTGAAGAACAAGGATATCAGACTCTCTAGCATAAAGCTTTTGAATGGACCCATATTCACCATCTAAGTACTTGAAGTTAGCTGTAGATAGATTGAACTCGTTTAACCTATTTACTCCTGTATTCTCTCCCAATATGCTACTATAACAAATAGCATTCTTGCTTACTTTTCTTCCGTAGCTATCAACAATTGCTGATGTTCTAGGGCTATACTCCAAAGTAAATCCATTCCAGTCATCCCTTATCCTATTTGTTTCAAGACCATTAGCGTAAGCCCATGCATTGAAGTCAGAGTTAACCGTAGCTCTAGGATTATTAAGAACTACCTTTGCTCCTAATAAAGATGTTTGATTTTGCTCAAATGCATCATATCCTGCTGTACCGGCATACGGAGTTGTGTATGCAGGCATTATATAGTCAACAATTACATTGTATGGGTCTGGAGTACTTATTATCTCATAGTATCCATTCGGTAAGTTTGGATTACTTGACTTTACATATATGCTCTCACCAACAACATACTTATGCATTTGATCAGTAGTAGGTGTTGAACCAGGTACTAACTGACCTAAGTTCGTTTTACCAACTAATGTTGATGGACCAGATGGGACTATTGTAGCATCAGCGAATGACCATAGAACAGTATGTAGATTGTTTCGTATAGGAAATGTTCTGCTTAGTTCATGGTATATGTTCAAGTCATCCTCTTCTGGAACTGTCTCTGCAATCAATGAATTGTCAAAACGTTTCACTGTAATAGATGCCGACATTCTGTTAAAACCTTCTCCTTGTGAAGTATATGGAATAATACTACCCCTAATCAACATGTACATTGGATTAGTAACTATGTTCGAATAATTTCCGAATATAGGACCAGTATTTATTGTTGTATATACTACATCTATAAAGTTATTTAATTGTTGTCCTTGATAAAAAGTACTAACATTTACATTTTGTGATAAAGTATTAAAGTTAGATCCCCTCCTAAATGATACAGCTGTTTTATTTAATTGTACTCCTGCTGCATCTGTGTATGAAAAGTTCAAATAAGTTCCAGATTCAACAAACCATTCTTCAATGTTTTCATATGTTCCATTGCTGTAAAATGTTTGTATATAATCTGATGCACTTGGATTTAATAATTCATTTATTTTTATTTCAATAATGTCACCAGGAAATATTTCAGTGTCATTATATATACTAACCGCCAATGGACATATTGGCGCACCACTTTGATGTGGTTGATTTGGAACAAAATAATTATAATTTATATTCCCTCTTAAATTTATTTTCCAAACATCACCTATTGATGGTTGTTGATTCCATACAATCCAAACACCTAATGAATTATTTTGACTAAATACAGTTCCAGCAGAAGTAACATTAATCCAATATGGAGTATTTATTGAAATATTACTTGTTGTCCATGAACCACTTAAATCAACTGCTGTTGTCCATCTAAACTGAGTATTGCTTATTACTTGTACTGTAACTCTATAGCTACTATTTGCATTATACTTATTTGGAGATATAGTTGGATTTGTTGGTGGTGATGAAAGTGCTAATGCTGTTGGATTTGATTCCCCATAATATATAGGATTTTCAGCATATTTTATAGTTTGATTTCCTACAGATGTAAATTGTGTTGTTGGTGTATATGAAGCTCCATAAGATTCTGTATAGTAAGTAGTTAATCCTAATGTGTTGTTTAATTCGTATGCAGAATCAACTTTTATCTTAAAGTAAAGTCCTGCTTGCGCTCCATTGATAAAGTTTGTAGGTTGAGATTTTAATTCTAATACCTTATACTTTTTATTTACAAATGTTGGCCCTGTAGCAGTACACTTAAAAATAATATACCCTCCCACAGGAATTTTATCTTTATCAGATTCATGTATTAAGAAATACCTAAACTGATCTTTAAGATAAAAGTATATAGGGAATATATTATAATAACTTCCCTTTCCTTGCTTGATAACTAACCTATAGTTAGTTGCCCACTGAGGAGGTCTATTTGCTATGTTTACGGTTAAACTATTCCCCTTGTTTGACTGAGTAGGAGGTATGTATACAGTACTCGCATTATTTAGATTGTCAGGAGCTAATACAGTAGTTGTTCTTCCGTAGTCATCTAGGTATTGGATACCTATTTGGTAATCTCTGTCAGATCTAAATGTTTGTATTGGCGCACCTTCATCAAGTATGTCAAAAGACTTGTACTTGACAGATAATACAATCTTCTCAAACACATCATAAAACTGAGTGTAGTTACCATACATTATTCTATTACCAACATAATCCTGTGCCTTAGCTAACAATGGAACATTGTCAAAAAGCCTAGTTAGTTGCTCAGGAGATAAAACAGTATATGTTTTATCATTACTGAACTTGTATTCGGTATATATGTTGTCAGATATGTTTGAGTTTTGTTTATTTATAGTGTCAACTACAAAGGTATTTAAGCTACGAGCATCACGCATGATTATCTGTATCTCCTTCACAAACTCATTACCTGTAAACATAGTAATGTATGCAAGGTTATACCTATTGAGCATGGCCTTATTAAACCCTGCATTGTAGTCAACCAAGTAATCTTTTGCTTGAAATGCTACAGCAGAGAATGGAGATAACGAACTATATTGATTATCAACATACTTATACCTATAAGAAAAGTATAAGAACCTATCCTCCATGTTGTTTGCTTGGTCAACCAAGTTAGGATCTTCTGTATTCTCAAAGCGTAGCTTTGGAGCATTCAATGGAGGAGCCATAATAACATTAATGTCTTGGTCAATGCGTGGATCATCAACTGCATACCCACCATTACCATTAACATCTGCTTTTACTCTTGATATGTTTATCTTTCTTGGTGGATTATAGTTATCAGTCCAATAAAGAAAACCATTTACATAGTTGATTCCAGTAACAATAAACTCCCTATTGAAATTAAGCTTACTAATACTTGAAGGAGTAGCTTTGTTAGACTGTAATACCCTAACTATGTTTCCAGATATTTCATTGTATTCGTAAATACCATCAAATTCATCAGCAGTAACAAGCCAATAGATAAGATTATCCTTCTCACTTGCTACAGCACCGATAGTCCTAGCGTTTGTTAAATTCCTATTAGTGACATTCGCAAGGTTACCAATTAAGATGTTACCCTTCTGATTTTTTACAGCACCAATATTTCCTGAGTCAGCACTATCAACACTTACGTTTTCAGCATGTCTATATACTCCTTCAGGTATAAGCCTCTCATCGAGGTCTTTATTCATGATACCTGTTACAAATGTATTTTTTACTTCAGGCATGGTTACTTAATTTGTTTACCTTGACCACGAAGAGTCATTAGTAATCTAGATGGATGTAAGTTACTTAGTCTAAGCTTTGCATTTCGTAGCTCGGCATGTTTCTCATCCCTTGCCATTTTTCTTTCGTACATTGGAACACCTAACTTAGCGTTAAGCAAACACCATTTAACGTATCTATACACAAACTCTTCAGCAAATTTATGCACTACAATCTCTGATTCATTTCCGTTTGCCATTCCATCGGAAATGTACTCAAGAACAATTGTCTGATCTGATACACCAGATGAGAAGTCAATCACTCCATTGTTAATTCTGAAGTGTGGTCCGGCAGAAAGAGTTGATGGATCTACCATAAACTTAGCCCCTACTTCATAACCAAAACACCAAAGGCCGTCTACACACCAACCATAACATCCGTTGTATAGACCTGGGCCTTCGTATAGTGTTTGATTTATTCTATCTAGGTCTAATCTTGAGGTTCCTACCAATACCTCTCCGTTGTTGTCGAATAAGATATTGTTGTTGTTATCTTGTAGATATCCAAGTGCGCTATTAGCTTGTCTATTTTCATACAGTGGACGAAGCACACCATTAATCAAAATGGATATACGAACATAATTAACGTAGTCTGAAGGAAGGATAAACTTAAGGTTGCTACCAACGTTCATCTCGATGGTCTTAATCGCTCTAAGCGCATCGTAATGAAGCATCTTTATTCCTTGCTTTGCGTGGAATATAACCTCATAACGTTTGACGTTATTAACTAGCTTATCGTTTCCGACATACATTGCCATAAAATTATTCACTATATCAGCTAAAGATACATACTGATATGACCCCCAGTTTTGGTCTTCTGGAACTACACCGTTATTGGTATAGTACTGATATGGAGTAATATATGGCATTTATTATGTTTTTTGTTGGCTATTTAACAATTCATTTGCTGTTGCTGCTTGAACAACTTCAGCCTCTCCAATTGATATTCCTGCGTATCCTAATATTTTTAGAACTAGGTCTGTCTCATATTTCAATGGTAGTTCGAAGTCTTGGTAGTCCACTGCTGATGGATCAAAGAAAGGGACACCATTGGTGAATGACTGCCATGTCCATTTAGGATCAAGTGGATACCTAATGTATTGAGCTGTAACTATACCTGTTCCAGAGATAACATCTGGATACACTTGTATTTCATTAGAGGAATTAGTGTATATGGGATATGTTGTAGATGGCTGTGTAAAGCCTGACAACAATACGTTGTTTATTTTTGAGTGAGATATTTTCTCTATCTCATTAATATTGTCATACAATACCTTATCGAGATAGTAGCAGTCTGCGGGAATCTCGTATTTAAGTGTGATGTTGTTGTAGGTAAGTATACCGTATGTAGAGAATATGTCGATTGCTTCTTCTACTTGTTTTGCTATATCAGTATATCCTGCGTTGTGTACCCTATCATCATATACGCTTCCATTATATCTGTTATTTTGTTTATTAACAGCCTTACTATACATGTAGAACATATTCTCAAATATCTCTAGCTGTGCTTGCTTTGCGTATAGATTAAACTCCATTGGAGTTATGTACCCACGATTATCTTTGCTAATAATTGAAAGGACTGTATTTCGTACACTATTAATCATAGTACAAAGATAATAAAAAAGGCACTAACAAATAGTGCCTTCTTCATGTGTTAAGTACAAGGTGTTATGCTAGTGTAATACTAGTTACTTCAACTGGAGGAGTTACTGTAAAAACAGGATTAGTCCAAGAAGTAGTTAATGCTGAAGCAATTTGATTCTGAACGAAATCACGGAAATCGTCATTTGCCACAGTATCATGTGTAATAGTAAGTATCTCTGTTGTTCCTACATATTGAATAGTAGTTGTGGTTGCAGTAGCTTGTGAAACAAGAACTACACCTTTAACAGAAACTAACTGATAAGTACTACCAGCAATTGGGAATTTTAAAAACTTTTCCATTTTAAAAAAATTAATGGGTTAAACAAAGTACAAAGATAATACTATTTGTTGAACTCGTCTTCAAGGTACTTGTATAGCTCAAGTCCTTCATCAGACATTAGCCAAGACATAAATACATCTTCTTTGTTTTCACCAAATGGAACAGTTAGAATTTTCTTTTTGTTATTCTTTAAGTTATAATGTATATCTTTTCCTGCTCTAAATGTAACATATCCTTCGTTGAATGCTCTTGCAGCAGCATTTGTTACATCTAAATTAGGATCATCAATTGCATCTAAAAAGTCTTGAGGATAATTTCGTGCAAACAACAAGATATCATGCTTTAATTCAGCAGATGTCATCTTGTCTACATTTACATTTAAATGCACACGAGCAATAGATTGCATTTTCGTTAACTCTAAAGACCTAGCTGCAATAAGTGCGTCTACCTCAAGATTTAAGTTATGTACCCTTTCTTCAGCTGCTTTCTGTGGGTCAAATTCATAGAATAATGTACCACCATTTTTTATATTATCTGGGTGATAATCCATAAATTGCTGAAGAATTGGATTTGTTTTTGGAATGTTTAACTTTCCGTCTTCCATTACAATAGGCTCTAAGATAGCAGTGCCATCTTGCTCATCTTCAAAAATAGATTTCTGATTTTTAGAATATCGTAGTGGACGATTAATTCCTTTTTCTTCATCAAAGTGAAGTAACTGTCTACGCTTATTACTTCTTGATTGAATAAAAAAACTAACTGGAGTTTTGTCTTGTTTTAAAAGATAAGTTCTATCCTTTAGATTTGTTGTTTTCATTTGATTTTATTTAAATTAAAAAATAAAGAGAGCCTCACTGATGAGGCTCTCTGAGAATTTATTAGTCTTTGAACAATACAAAGTTATTCGCTCCAAGAGTACAAAGCGCACGCTCAGAAAGGAAATTAACCTCCATTGCATCCAAATCACTAGTAGCTGCACCACCAGCAGAACCTGTAACCCAAGTTTTCAACTTACGGTTTTCAGCTTCAGAAGCACGGTAACGAACGTGAAGGAATGGTCGCTTCATGTTTTTACCCATGATTTGATCGTATACTGACATAGTACCAGCAGGGATAAGAACTCCGTTAATAGCACCACCAACGATACCTCCGCGAAGAGCTGCATCATTCAAGTACTTCCAGTCAGACTTATAGAAGTCATAACCTCTTCGGAAAGAACTAAATCCTAAGCTAATAGACATATCCTTATCGTTATCAAACAAACCATAAGAAGTGCCACCAACTCCGTAAGAGTTTTGAGCAGCTAACATATCATCGATATCGAAAGAGAACTCACGATTAACAAACAATACGTTTTCAGCGATAGCACCTTGCTTATCCAATCGATTAACGATATCATCGAATTCACCAAGAGTGGAAGGATTACCTCCAGACCATACGTTACCACGAGTTTCGATGGCATCGAATAAACCTTGGGATCCTGAAGTAACTGTCAAAGGAGTAGCTGCAACACCTGAAAGAGCTTCAGTAGGAACATGCTCAATCATCATCATTTCAAGATAGTCATCAAAACGAAGACGAGTCTCATGCTCTGCTTTAACATACCAAAGGTATCCAGAAGCACCGTTCTCAGTAGTAACCTCAACCCAACCAATTTGAGCCATATCAGAACCTGATACTTCAAATTTGTCTTTAATGATTACAGGCTTAACTTCGAAGATATCATCTACTGGGTCAAGTGAACCCTGCATTCCTTGGCTACCTTTTCTGAATTCAGAACCATATACAAAAGCTGTAATACCAGCAGATGCTTGGAATCCTGTAGGTTGACCAGCAGCAGCATAGTAAGCTACGGTGAACTCATCTGGTCCTCCAACTCCAACTGTATCGATATATGCCTTAGCAGAAACATTTAATGTGTTATCTGATAAAAATACAGTTTGACCAGCTCGGAAGTTACATGTACCACCACCAACTTGAAAAGTTGTGGTTGGGTCACCATCAGTTCCTGCTGAAATAACTGTTACATCTGTATACTTAGTATGCAAACGACCTTGCTCTGCCCACTTAATCAAGTCAGAAGCTGAAGGAATTTCAGCACTAACATTACGTAGGAAAGAAGCAATAGAACGATTTCCATATCGCTCAAATTCTTGCTCATAAGTATCAGGAAGATACTGATTCAAGAAATCGAAATCAGAGCTAGAAAGATAATTTGTTGGTAAAGTAGTCTTTACCGAACTAGGGGTTAAACTTACCCCTGGCGTTGTTAACAATGAACCTGCCATTTTACTTTAGTTTAACGTTTACGAATTTTTAATTTACCTTCGTAACCATTATCCTCTAACACTTTGACTTGGAATCCACCTGCCTTTGGTGAAGGTGTCGGTGAACTTCTCATATCTATGTTCTTAGACTCTCTATCAAAATTAGTCACTGCATCAGCTTTTCCTTTTTCATAGAAAAACCTAGCGGTTTTATCTGGATCCATAGCCATAGCGATAGCTTTGTGGAACTGTTCGGCATCCCTCAAGTATCCTTTATCATCTAAAAAGTTGTTGATAAAGTTCACTATATTAGATTGCTTCGCCATGATGTCTTTCGCTTCACCAGGTTTGAAAACGATGTCGTTATTATCATCAACATTAAATCGAAATCCATCGAAGTTGTTGGAGAAGAACTCATCTGTCTTCTTCTGAAAAAACTCAGACTTCTTGGTCTGTTCTTCAAGCTCAGAGGACTGGTCACGCTTATATGCTTTAAAGGATTCATAAGCTTCTCTCTCTTCCTGTGGAACGAATGATTCTCTTGACTCAAGAGGAACCTTGTATTGTTCCTTTAGACCTTCAAAATACTTAATCGCCTTTTTCAGCTCTTGTTTCTTAGACAGCTTGCGTTCGCGAATGTCGTCCTCAGAATCTAGGTCTTCATCATAAGAAAACTTACTCAACCTATATTCCACATCCTCGTCATCATCACCTTGTTCTCGGTAATAATCAGCAAGTAGTCTTTCGGGGTCTGCTGTGGTTAAGTCTCTGTTCAACTTAACAAAGTCTTCTATTCCACGCCCTGTTTCTCTTTTGTACTTTTGAAAAGCAGCTACATCTGACTCTAATTCATCTTGAACAGCTCGTTCTTGAATTAATTCGTCAATAGAACTAACCTCTCTATTGTACTTGTTTTTAATGTGAGAAAGAATCACGTTATCATCAATCTCTATATTTTGTGGGGTTTCAGACGTTACTGAACCCTCTTGCAATGAAGCATCAACCGTTTCTTGTTGTGCTTCTCTAGGAGCCTCTGAAGTTGCTTCAGCTACCTCCTGTTGATGCTGCTCGACTAATTCTGTCTCTAGCTCTTGCAGAGACTTTTCTTCAAAGTCGACAGCGCGTACTTTAAATTTCGGTTCTTCCATTACATTTGATTTAATTGGTACAAAGTTAAGTAAATTTTTCTATATATATTGTCAAGAGCCTTTTATCCACTTTTTACTAGGTGATCCTGTTTTACTAGGACTCCACTTTACTCTGTCGGCCCAGTAAGCAGCAGATAGTTTTCCCTTAGAAATATTTTTAGCATGACGGCTTTTAAATGCCTCACGTTGCCCTACAGTTTGATTCGTCTTAACTCCTTGTTGACCAAAGCGTATAGTCTTAATAATATCACCAACCTTAGCTACAACGATGTGTGACTTTGTTGGATGACTTGGTGTCTTCTTTGGTTTATTGAACCCTTCAACACCAGCTCTTGCTAAACGAGAATCTTTCATTTTTACCCTCTGTATTTTGCAGTTTTTTTCATTATGCTTCTGGGTTGGCGAACAAATTGTTTACCCATTGCTTTGCCTATTCTTTTAGCTCTTGTAGTAGCACCATATTCTTGAGGGCTTAACGCTTCTCTAGCCGCTTTAGGTAAATACCTTTCACCTGTCTTTAGACTAGGCTTACCACTTTTGGTTCCCCATTCTTCTTTTGTCCATTTAGACAAACTATTACTCGATGACTTCTTACCAATATAACCCCCACCAGATTCTTTGTACTTAGATACAGCAAGCTGTGCTTTTCGTGCTGACCATTGGCCTGCATTGCCGCCCTTTGTTCCTGCCTTAACAGAAGATACAATCCTGCTCCAAAGACCTGGATTTGATTTCTTAGAAGTACTCATTATAGAAACCTACGTTTGTTCTTTATGCGCTTAGTGATAGGAATATTTACACTAAGTGTAATATCAGATTCAGGCTTATAGTCGCTTCCTGAAGAAGTAGAGATATCTAAAGAAATAGGACCCCGAGACATTGTTACACCTCCAGTTATGTCATATCTGTTCTTACTGCCTGTTCCGGACAAGTAAGGATTCACTTTTAGTTTGCTAGGCTTTAACATAATTATCTCGGTTCAAACGATCCTAAATCAAAGTTATCCAATGAATCTTCTTCTGATTCAAAGCTCAAAGGTGGAAGGTTGTTTTTACGCTGATTAATAAGCTCTGACTGACGGGTTGCTTGTAGGTCTACACGCTTGTCTTTTGCTTTCTCACGTTCTTTCTCACGCTTCATCAATCCATCTGTCTCAATACCTTTAAGCTGCATATTGTACTCAAACTCAAGTGCCATCAATTCTTTTTTCTTCTCAACCTCAAACTGCATACGTTGCATATCTAGTTGAGCTTCATTTTGTTTGATAGCAATCTTAGCTTGTGCCTCCATCTGTGCTGTCTGTTGCTTCTGCTGTGCAGCAGCTTCTTGAGACTGCATATTAATCTGCATTTGTATCTGAGACTGCATGTCTTCTCGTTTCTGACGCTCAAGTGTTTTACGCTTACGCTTAACCTTAAGTAGTTCATTAGCGAGTTTCAGATTCTTAATCATACGAATATCAATAGCGTCCTCAAGATCAATCTGATCTCTGCTAAGTGCTATCTGTATGTTCTGCTCTACTTGCTGTTTTTCTTCTTCATCTGGTGCAAGTTCTATGAATATACCAAATGAATGTAAGTATAGGTTCTTGATATCATCAAGTATGGAAAGATTGTACTTACCAACCTGCATCGCGAACTCCTCTCTGAAGTCTGCGTAGTTAAGTATATCAGCTACACGTAGTGATATGCCTTCTGCCAATCGCTTAGTAACCATTAAACCTCCTTGTAGGATGTGTCGTGTAGCTACGTTGCTATTTAGTGCAGCAAGCTTCTGAACACCAACAAGTGCGTTTGGATCAGGAGAAGAACCGTCACGAGCTTCATTAAGACCTGTGACATCACGTATCATGTTTAGGTTATAGTTGTAGTGATTAATCAACGCAGACATCTTAGATGCACCACTATTGGTCTGTAGTTCCTGAATAGGAACTCGTGCGTTGTTAAACTCACCATCACCGGTATAGCTCCGACCAACTACCGAACCAGTTTGGAAGTACATCTTAAGTGCATCCTCTGGATTGTATGCTGCTCCTGTACCAAGGTCTACTTCAGAGATACCATCTGCATCTATGAATACACCATCAGGAACAACTCGTGACATCACTTGCTGTAGCTTAAGGTGTGTTAATTGTATCTGATCGGCAAATGGAATCATTCGTTTTACAAGAGACTGTATTTGTCCCTTGTACATACTTGGTGAATTTATAATGTAATTACAAAGTGCTTTCTGAGTAGCTGCTTCTGGACGAACCATATTTTTCAGAAGGTCCCACTTAATAATAATATTACTACCTAAAACAAGAACTCCTTCGTACCATACATCCTTAACAATATCCAATCGCTCAAACGATGGATTGTCAGGTGTAGGCTTAAAGTTCTCATCTCTTTTAATAACTCGCTCCCCTCCGTTCTCTAGTTTTTTCTTTTTGTATACAAAACGTTTTTCAGTCTTGTAGTTAAAGTACAGAAGAGTGACCATCTCGTTATTAAAGACATCCTCTTGGAATGTTCTAATAACAGGCCAATAGTTATACCACGCAGAGCCAGAGTTCTTGATGTCTGTTAAATCTTCATCCGTTAGTTCCGGATTCATCTTGCGTAACTCAGTGTAGTGTACCTGCTTTACTTCACCAATGTAGTACACATCGGAGAAGTCAGGCTTCTCTGTATAACTATAAACAAGTGCAGCTGGGTCAACATATTCTATTTTAACCCCTGCTCCAGGATAGAATGAATGCTTTACAGCACCTATGCCAATCTCTGTTAAGTCTCTATCTACTTGTGGCTTAACTACATCCTTGTAGTCATTCATGTCGAAAAGAGTATTGATTGCAATCTCTTCTGCGATTTCGATAGATGGCTTATACTTTAATTGCATGTAAAGAGCAAGCTCCTCATCATTCTCAGGTATTTCATCTGGTGGAACATTGTAGGCATCAATGCCAAACTCTTGTTTCGTTTTCTCTAATATGTTTTTTGCAAGCATATCAGATTCAACCATGTCCTGAAATACATTCTTTTTTTCAGCAGACATTACGTCTTGCGATTCTGCCTTAATTGAATAAAGACGGTCAGCCATACCGTTAACAACTATATCCACAAACTTTGGGATAATTGATACAGGCTTCCAATCTAAATTAAGGTAAGATAAATCTCCATCTACAGCCAAAAGTTTCTTGTACATCTCTGTGGGCTGCTCGCCTCGTCCGTACAAACGTAACTTATGGAACTCTAAATATTGATCATAGTAACGACAGTTTCCGGAGTTAACTCTTCTAAACCATTCGCCTTCAATAGACTTCCCAACCTTTAAACCATAATCCTTAGATGCCTTCTCAGCATCCGTGGCCATTTGATTTGGAAATGGAGTGCTACTAATAACTACAGATGGTTTTTTATCCATTATCTCTTTAATTGACTAACGTTGCCAACACTATTGTCGTATCTTGCAAATTTAATACTAATTTTTGACTTTTGTACCACACTAGTATTTTGGTTCTTACGTGTTGCCATTATCGCTAATCCTGAACTAATTGCAGCATCGAACTTAGTCCTGTTGTTTATATCAAACTTAGCCCATTCTTCTAGTGTTCTTGTGAAGTACATGTTACCCATTTCATCGGGTTCTCTGTACGTACCTTCTGAATCATAACCTACGTACTGCTCTATATACGAACCTATTCCAGAGGCGTGAGCCTGCTTAACGTCTTCAGATGAGTTGGGTATACCTCCTACCTCAGCTTCAAACCTAGATAGTTTTGATATGTGTTTGTCAGGTCTGTTTAATGAGAATGCTCTGTATCCTCTATCTTTTAGGTAGTATAGTAGCCTAGTCTTGTTATTCTCAATAAGTATTGGCATACCATAGAAGTGGATAGCCATCAGCACATCTTCAAAGAATATCTCTGCTGTTTGTGTTCTTGTTACATATTCAAGAAAAAACTGATTAGTAGGCGCATTGGTGTCCATATGGAATCCGGTGAGGCCATGTAAAGCACCATTAGATCCACCACCGCCAACTGTGCCAGATATATCGTAGGGGTCACAACCAAAAGCACCCAAATGATCATTTCCAGGTCTTCGTTTTCCATTTCTATCTTTTATTATATTATTTCTAACACCTATAGGAGGTATCCAAGACAATGTAAACTTGCCGGATGGATCAGGTGTCCATATTACTTCTGTATCTTTCTCACCATTCTTCCAATGGAAGTTTCCTTTTGTGAGTACTCTATCTTTGATTAGAGAGTCGTTATAATCGATTTGCTGATATATCTTTGATAGGTTGTACAAAGACTGCTTAGACTCATCCCTAAATGCATGAGACTCAGTCCTAGGCATCTGTCTGTAGAACTCATTAAGTGCATCAGGATCATTCTTAAGTGCATCAACTTCGTTATTCCAATATGTGATTACACCATTTTCAATCATTTCACCATCAATACCCTCAATAGGTTTCTTTGGGTCTTCTAATACAGGCCATCCATATTTGTCAATGTAACCCTCAAAGTTCCACTCCATAGGTATGAATAAACTATATAATCCTGATTTAGTCTGTCCATTGGAAGAACGCTTGCGTGGATCAGAGTCATTAAATAACTTCTTGAAGTTGTCACCACCCTTTGCAAGTGCGTTCGATGTAGAACCCATCATACACTTACCAATAATCCTACTACCGAGACGAAGACATGTCTTTGTTACGCGCCAGTTGTTAAGAATGTTTTCTGGCTTTTCCCATTTACCGGATTCATCATGAACTAGTAGTAGCAACTTCTCACCGTCATAGCTGTTGTCAGCTGTATTCTTCCAGTCAATAGTTGTATCAAGACCTTCGATTCCAAGCTCCTTTTCTTCGTTCATGCTCTTCTTGGTAATCTTAGATGCAGGAACTCTAAACGAAAGTTCTGTCTTTGGATTATCCATACCATCCTGTACGGGCTTGAAAAAGAATGGATAGTTCCTTACAATAGGCACTACCTTATCTGTAAACATCTTCTTGGCATCACCACCGGTCTTTGATAGTATACCTAAACGTGAGTCTTTGGATATTGTACCTATGTTACATGTTTCTCCTGAACTCATAAACGAGAAACCACTACGTCTGTTTTTTAGATAGCACATACCATAGCATCTATTGTCTGCCTTACACGCTTCCCAATAAATAAAGAATATCCTATTTGATTCACGAAAATCAGGAAGACCGATATCTATCTTGGACCATTGCAGGTACATGTAGTGTGTTCCTGTAATGTATGTTGGTTTATTGTTATTCATAAACCAATGACCTAGTTCTCTTCTGTCGAACTCCTGCTCGATGTAGTCAATCCATTGATTCTTAAAAACATTGTCTCTACGCATCCATTCGAAGGATGTCTTTATGTTCTTAAGTTCTTTTGGATATTCAGCAGCAACCCATCTATTTTCTCCTTGTGGTACATCTGATGGTGTTTTAGGAAGTCCTATAAATAACCCATTAATCTCATATATATCACCAAGTGTTCCATCTTTCGATATGACCACAATATCATACTCCTTATGATATCCATAACTCCATGACTTTGACCTATTCTTATTCCTAATAGAAGTTTCTCCAATATGATCATTGGCAACTCGGTATATGTCATAGTTATGATTTTTTACCATTTGACTTTGCTCTACCTTCTGCGAATCCGCTATTAGGGTTAACTACCTTTTGTTCTACTTCAGACACTTTTGCTCTCTCTTGGTCTATGCGCTCTAATATCGATAGCGCATCCTCAAAAGCCAACCTTTTTGCTGCTGCTGCGTTCTTCATTTTATCTGCACCTAAATCATCATCGTAAGAGTTAGTTATGATAGGCATCTCAAGAACCTTAATAAGCTCATCTACAGACCTTTCAGCAGCCTCAAGAACTCTATCTTTTTTTGCTGTTAAATCTTTAAGCATAAGTTCTTAAGTTTTATACGATACATTATCTCTTCATTTATTCTAAACTCATACTCTGATTCTGGCTGGAAGGATACCATATCTCCTTTCTTAAGTATATTGTTTTCAGGAACGTACTCAAGAATACCATGAAGATGCATTAATATATCTGTGTCAGTTAGAATCTTTTGATTTAAGTCTTTCTTTATAGGTTTAACAAAACAGAACGGATATGGCGCACACCATTCGCCATTTGGTTCCCTATATAAAAAGACTTGATCAAGTTCCACAATAAACACATCATCCTTGTAGTGATTCCAACTTGAACGCTCATTACCTTTCATGTCGTAATAGATACGAAATACATTGTGATGAACGATTATTTGGTCACCAGGTTTAATGTTTCCATCGTAACCAATTGGCACTGACTCAACTATACCTATTCTATTTGTGACAGTATGGTCTTCCTGAGAAGAAGATATAATGAAATCCTTATCGCCATATTGGCGCATATTGTCGTATCTAACGCCTTTGTTGGGGCGTATTACAAAGTAATGTGGTGACCTCATTTTAGAAATTTATGTTATACTCTATTGTTACGGGCATTGTGGTATTAACGGATTTCCACTTTACAGCTTCTCCATTCTTTTCTACCCACACATCGATTAACCCTTCATCATTCTTAATAATATCGTACACCATATATTCACCCTTCATTACAGGCTTTCCTACCTGATAATGCATGGCGTTAAGTGGGTCTGTACCTATTGATATTTTTCTAATGATCATTGAGTAATTATCATTCCGGATTCAGTGTCTATACGACCTTCTCCATATTTTTCATAAAATTCCTTCTGCAAGTTACCTACTTCATTCTGAGCAATCTCAATATTTGTAAGTGTAGTTTGCTTGTCAATCTTAAGCCTTTCTTCTGTAATAGTAATGTCGGCTAAATGAGAACGTAGCTCGTAGTAATTTTTACGTGAGGCATTAAAACGTTCTAGTTCTTCTGATGTTAATTGTTTTTCCATTTTATTTAATTTGGTACAAATATATAAAAAAAAGGGCTACCGAAGTAGCCCTAATCTAACAGTAAGATGCAAGAAAAATTAAGAGTACACAAATATACAAAAATTATACTGTATGTACTATTAACTCAACATACAAATCATCTAACAATGCATCTTGAGCAACTCCTGCTGAATATGTGTTAAATGAAACTTCGTTATCGTTTAAAACAGAAAAATCAAAGGTGTTATCTTCTGCTGTTGAAACACCTATAATCATTCCTGCTTTTGCGTTATCAAATGTACCTGTGGATGTAAATATATATTGACCTACTCCATCATAAGACCATGTACCAGTAATTGTATTTCCTGGAACTAATGTTGCAACTGGCGCAGTAACACCTGTTTGAGTAAGATAAGCACGATAAATACTCGTAGAACGCTCAATATCAATAATCTCTTGAGGGGTAATGTTCTTAGTTACACCTGTGTCAGCGTCAGAACAAATGATTTTATCGCCTGCCTTAGCAGTACCTACAGTATAGTTATTTATCTTTCCCATAATGCAAAGATACTAAATTTTATCTTCCCTGTCGATTATACGACTTAGTGTAGTTCTTACTACTCTTTAGCTTAGATGTTTTGCTCTTAGCATGAACTCCAGGACGGGATACTTTGTACTTTCCTACCCTTACAACATTTGGTGATTTAGATGCCATTGGTAAGTGATTTAAGCATTTCAATCATCTTTGGTTGAGGAGAAATATCGCTCTTATCTCTTCTATATGAGTTGTGTGTATACAATCCTGGAACAGCAGTCAATGCGTTCTTGGATACCTTCCACATGTCATTTTCATTATATGTAATCGGAATATTCCAGATTTTGTTCCAATATATTGACAACTTACGTACAGATTCAATCTGTGCATCTGTGTATGCATGGTAGTATTTATGCCCTTTATATGGTACAGGAAGCTCACATACTTGATCATTAGGAACTACTCTATCTACATAGTTATAGTATTTTCCATCTGATTTCAATCTAAGAGGTCCCCAGTTACATATCTCAATACCAATAGCATTAGGATCTAGTGAACGATAAGGAACACCCATAGCTCGGAATACATCAGGTTTAATACCTAAATGGTAAGCCCAATACTTAGAAGAAAATGCTTGGCAAATCTCCCCATCATAAGTATCCTTGCTAAGTCCTTTACCTGAGATAGTAACACAAGTAGCTATTCTACCTCTATCGTCATTATCCCACATCTTTATTACACCAGGACCGGAAGAGTTTCCAGCTGTGTGATGTAGAACAATTTGTAACTTTTTAGTTTCCTTCTTGATGTACTGAGACTCAGACATCGGAACCTGCTTTATCTTAGATAGGTCAAGCAAAGACATTACTTTCTAAATTTACGAGTAACTAATTTAACGATAATCTCACCAACCTTTTTGAAGAACCCTTTCTCTGCATCAACATGTACATTAGTTCCTTCTGGTGTCTTATCAACTTCAACAGTAAGGTTTTTACCGTGTAATTGAAAATGTTTATCTGTCTCATTCTTTTCGAATTCAACATTTACATTCTTAGTATCAACCTTAACATCGATGTTTTTTCCTTGCTTTTTGACTTTTACTTCAAAGTCTTCTTTTCGATTTTCCATAGTTAATTATTCTTCTGAGAACAAATTTGATAAAAATTTTCCAATTACACCGCTAAATAATGCAATATATGCAAGCCAATCTACTTTTTCATATATGGCAAACGATGTAATGGTTGCGCTTGCAGCAAGCAAAGAGTCTCCAATTTTTCTCCATTTCTTAGGAGTAGGAGCATAATACTTTTTCATCTGTTTACTATTAATTCTCTTACAGCTAAAGATAAGTCACTCACATTTCTAGCTAGGTTTTTTATCTCTAGTTGTGTCTGTTCCATCAAGGCTTGATACTTTAGGCGTGATTCTTGTTCTACTAGTTCTATCTTACCTTTTAACTTTCCTTGATCTTCAATGACCTTATTTTGGCCATCTACAACCTTCTTAAGGTCTGCGTGAGCCATTCTTAGAAAGTATCCTATAATTGCTATCACTGTTGCAATTACAAATAATATTACGGGTACGCTTGAGTTTGTCATGATTATTCTCTTGTTGTTTGTTCACTATCTCTTATTAATACAGGGCTTGTTATGGCTAATGAGGCTCCTTGTCTGTTATATGCCGTAATTACACACTTTATATTACATCCAACATCACTTTGAGTTAACTCATATGTGTCTGAACTAGAAGCAATTAAATCATTTCTATACCAAAGATAATCATATGACTCAACATCATTTTCCCACCTACCTAGGTCTACATATAATACTCCTCCTGGTGAAGGGGTTCCAGATAATGATGGGGCAACTACACATATTGGAATTCCTTCCGGATTCTTCTCTATCAGGTTATTGTTAGAAGCAAAGAATGGTATGGATCCAAAGTTGTACATTACTTAAGAATAAGTGTTACGCTACCTGAAGTAAGTTGAATGTTATAGAAAGGCTTGTTGATATCAAGAGGTGTAAGTAATGCACCTGCTTTTACTGCTACAAGTGGAGCAGCTATTTGATCTGCAAGAACATTATAAATAACATCATTAGTATCAATACTTTCTAATGTATCAAAAATTGTATCCTGTAAAACAGCGATTGCATATACTCTTCCAGTATAAAGCGAAGTGTCATTCAAGATATATGAACCTCCTCGTGCTGTTAATATTTCACCATATGAATTTGCCATCTGACGTTATTTTTTTGTTGTTTTACCGTTTGCTCCGTTTCTTGCCCTATTTGTTCTATAGTTTTCCTTTACCATTTTTCCACCCCTCGTGTGGCTCATGTCAAGGTTATCACCATTTCCATACGTACCAGCCTTTCGATTAGCACGATTTAACTCTACTCTTTTCTTGCGCTCCCTGTCTGTCTTGTTCAGCTCACGCTGCTGCTTAAGCCTCTTCTCACGAGCTTCAGGATTAGCTGCGTAGTACCTCGCTGTCCTCCCTCTTGTTGCCATAAGGTACAAGTTTATTTAATGACTGCTTACGCTCTTCGCATCCACAGTCTTCAATTATTCCTAACTCAACAGCCTTATTAACAGCGTACTTGATGCCCGTCTTCTCCGCGAGAAACTCTACCGTATCACCAAGTCCTTTATGCCGTTTAATAACCTGTATCATTTTTTCTTCTTCATCATGTTCATCATGGACATAGAACTCATGTTGTTCATGCCATTCATCATGGACATTTTAAGTCGAATTTCTTTAGCCTCACCCTCCATTTCTTTCATATCTTTCATTGACTTCTTTAATGAAATCAACTTATCGATATAAGTCTCATTTGAAGAGTATGGCTTATTGTATGGGTACTTATTTTTCATACCACAAATATACGTAAAAATATGTATCTAATTGAAAGTAAAAACATCAGAGATAAAGAGCAGAAATAAAGCTATCTATATCTTCGTAAGACTCACCATCTATGGTACAACTCAAATCAAGAAGAATAATCCCAGAGTCTGTGTACACGTGTACTTGGCTATTGCTTATGACTTGGTAGTATTGGCCGTCTATATCTATGAATTGGTAGAACACATCGTAATGTGAAAATCCACCTTCTATTTTCGTAATATTATACATATCGTTTTGCAAATGCGTATTGTACTACCGCAGTAGTGGCTGTTGATGATGGTTGTACTGCAAATATAAGATAATAAGTAAGTGTTTCGTCAAATGTAATACTTCCATTCGCACCTGTTGACGTGAAGTCAGTTGCTACTGTCGTACCTGTATTAACGCAAATTAAGTTGTTAATTGTTGGGTTGATAAACAATGATCTACGTCCTTGAGTAAACCAGTTACTTGTTGTCATTGAATTAAATACCCCAAGCAACGTTGCACCTGTCAAGGAATCCGATGTGTTAATGTATACTTGAAACGCTATAGTACCTGTAAGTGTTGCAACCCTTATCGCCCTTGCTTCAATCTCTAATATACTAATTGCACTTATTGTGTTCGCAGGAAGAGTAATTGTTGCACTCTTGGTCATGGCAGTAACACCTGTAACATTGGTTCCTGTTACAATTCCAAGGGATGGGTTTCCATTTATTGTGATGTTGCCTGATCCAAGTAAGGAAGTACTGTTGATTGTCTTTATGTTTGTTCCGGATATAAGCAAATCCTGCTTACCATTGAATGTGTTCCAATCAGTTGATGAAAGGTAACCACTTGTAGATGTTGTTGCTTGAGTTATTCCTATAGTGCCTGATGTTGTAATAGGTCCACCTGTAATAGGTGCTGATGTAGCAACAGATGTTACCGTTCCTGACCCCCCGCTTGGTGCTTGTGCTACCCATAACGAACCGTTATATGTAAGAACATCGTTAGTAGTTGGAGGTATAGTTATTAAGTCAACATCGTGTATCTCATCTAACTCATAACCGTTTTGAACCCTTACGTATATCTGACCGTTACCAGCGTTAGCTCTCTCAACAATACCTGCATATACCAAGTGATTTGGAGCATAAGGCTTTACGTTTGTAAGAGATCCTGCTGTAGCACCTACATATAAGGTATCTCCTGCTGTATACATACTTGTGTTTAAGTTCTGTATTACACCCTGAGTTATTATAAACCCTGTGCCGTTTGAAGGAATAGAGCTGCTAAATACAAGGCCTACAGTCTTAGCAGATGTTGCATCACTCGTGTTATTCGCTAATTTAACAGACATCCTATCTCCTGATGCGCTAAATGCATATACTGGCTCACCCTTGTTTATTGTTACACTGTCATCATTGGTTACAAACGCAAACATCTGATTAGGTGCTATACCAATCATTTGGAAGTTAGTCCCATCGTAAATAACTAAAAACTCTTGGCCTACACGTATGTCTCCACCTATTATATTTACATCGTTATTCTTAACAAGATTAATCGCACCTAATCCATTGATATCCAATGTGGCTCCATTAACATTATTCGTATTAAACTTTATAATGTAAGCTTCGTTTGTAGTATACGATGTTACTCCAGCTATAGTTGTTGTATAAATATCTGTAACAGCTGCTGTAGCTGTTCCACTCTTTATCCCACTACCAGAAGATGGAGTGGACCATGTTCCGTCACCCCTTAAGTATGTCGTAGCATCATACGTACCACTACCAAGATTAAACAACGGGACCTTATCCTCCTGAGAGAAAGGTATAATCTTGTCTAAAACTTTCTTAAGTGGACGAGGGAATATGCTCATTATGTCGCAAATATACTCTATTTTTGTGACATGATTGGAACAGTTAAGAGGAAACCAGTTATCCTAATAAAGAGGAAAAATCCTAAAAAAAAGAAGAAGAGAGTACTCATCGCAGACCGTGAAGAGCCAGAGCATAACTTCATGAAGTACTACAAAGTCATCAAGTACTGGGCGAAGCGAAACTACAACCTTACAGAGCCTGACCTAGAGATGCTGTTCTTCCTTCATGACGAACGCCTGTTCAAACAGGCGAACTTCGAAGAATACAACAACATATTCTCGTGGGACTCAAGACGCTTCCAACGTCTCATGCGTAATGGCATGATACACGTATGGCGTAAGCCTATGGGTAATGAGGCACGACTCTATGAGCTTACGCGCACCGGCAAAAGACTAATCACAAGAATGTACCAAATGATGCTTGGAAATGAGCCGATTCCTACATCCCCAAGAAGGAACACTATCTTCTCATCGAAGAGATTCTCCGATAAGGTCTATGCAATGGCAATCAATAAGTTCAACGAAGAGATCAAAGCACCAAAGCAACATCTCGATACTGAATCATCCGATACATAGATTCACCACTCCTGTAGTCGTGTCCCTGTACCGCATCGTATACGATCCTATCACCCTTCTTAATGCTTCCGTTGTGTTCGCTAGATACCACAACGATACCCTCTTGGTATCGCTGCTTAGTAACCTCCTTCCCACTGAGCAATAGTCCGCTGCTGCTTTCCTGAACCTCAACCTTACAAGGCTCAACCAACAAAAAGTTATTTAACGCTATCATTCTCTCTTACATTAGTTATTATCGCATTGGTGCTTAGTATCGTCACAGCGACACTCACAGCGTTCATCAGCGCACTCTTAGTGACCTTACACGGATCAATAACACCCATCTTCATCATGTTACCATACGTGCCATTCTTAACGTCATAACCAAACCAAAAGTTCTCTGCAATAACATCAGTGAACACGTTGTCCCATCCAAGGCCTGCGTTCGCGCAGATCTTCTTAAATGGCGCATACACCGCATTCAACAGAATGTTCTTCGCCTCAACCTGATCACTGCTGTACGACTTTGTTGGAAGGGAGTCATCGATGTCATACATCGCACGAATCAACGCCATACCGGACCCAGGCAATACACCCTCCTCCTTGGCAGCCTTTACAGCCAACACCGCGTCATCGATCCTATCCCTCAACTCCTTCTGTTCAATGTCGCTCTGCGCTCCAACGTAAATAACACCTATGCCACCGTATATGTTGGCAATCCTTTCGTTTATGAACTGCACATCAGCCTCAGTTGTCTCCTGCTCTATGCTATCCTTAAGCTGTGCAATGTATCCCTTCAACTCAGGACTCTCTTCCGCAGGAACAATAACAGTGTTATCCTGACCAACGATTATTCTCTTCGCCTTACCAAGCCCCTCCATCGAACACAACGCTAAGTTGTCACCAGTAGACTCACTATAGTAATGCGCCCCAAGAGCTACTGCGATGTCGCGCATCATGTCATCCTTCCTATATCCGAAGTTAGGAGGCATAATGTGGCAGCAACGTATCTTGTTCTTCACTACGTTCATGCTTAATGTCGCAAGAACCTGTGGAGATAAGTTACCGATGATCAACAACGGCTTATTGTCTCTCACTATTGGTGCGAGTATCGCCTCAATATTAGCCAAGTTACTTATCTCAGCATCTGTCACCAATACATACGCGTCCTCTAGAACACACTCGTTCTTCTTATGGTCCGTAACAAAGTACTTCGATGTCCATCCTCGCTGAACCCTGATACCTGAGATCACTTCACTGTATGTCTTCGTAGTCTTACTGTTCTCAACAACAACGTACTCCACGTTGCTGTAAACATCAGATATTAACTTCCCAATCACAGGGTCGTTGTTCGAAGAGATAGTTGCCACATCGAGCAACACCTTCCCATTAACTCTCTTAGACTTCTTGTCAAGTACCTTACATACCTTATCAGCGATAGCCTGGATGTTACGCAGCACCTCAGTCTTGTTAGCCCATTCACCCATAGACTCAAACGAATCAATAATGGCCTTAGTCAACACGATGCTCGTAGTTGTTCCATCACCTGCCATCGTGGCTGTCTTCGATGCTGCCTCTCTTACAAGCTGCACCGCTAGGTTCTCCACCGGATCGTACAAGTTAATCGACTTGGCTACAGTCACTCCATCCTTCGTTACAGTCACACCACCAACGTGGTTCTCTGACTCTACTAATACCGTCTGTCCGCAAGGACCTAGCGTGGATGACACCGCAGCTTCAATGATCGAGATGCCGGACTTAAGCTTATTACGCCCGTTCTCGTCTAATAATACCTGTTTAACTATCATTTGATTTAATTTGATGCAAATATATAAAAAAAGTGACCCGATTGAGCCACTTTTTTTGATTTATTGGTGTAGAGTGTTATTGTTTTTTACCTTTCTTATACGTTCTTGTATAGAGAGTTGTTTCAGTTTTAGGGTCATATTTAAAATTACTAAATCTAACAGAAGGATCTTTTCTCTGATACCCTTTCATTTGATTTAGCATATAACTACGATCAGATGCAGGTAATGCATTCATATATGTAGTTGAATCCATAGCATTCATTTTTTCCATTTGAGCAATACTTCTTCCTCCCTTCTTAGCATTTATTGTTCTTACAACTAGTGGTTTAGTATTCTCTTTTTTTACAGGTTGCTTCTTACGCGTAACAGTTACTCCAGGTAAGTTCTTTGTTAACGCTTGATCAAGCAACTTCTTGTTTACTTGACTTTTTCCAGTATAAGCTGTACCAGAAGTGCTAGTTGTTCTCCTAGTAGAAGAAGTAGTGCTTGTCTTCTTTGTAGGAGCTTTTTGTGTGTTTTTTGCAGCAGTCTTAACCTTACTAACTGCTGTTTTCATCATTCGACCAGCTACCTTAAATGGGTTTCCTGGATTTTTTCTAGTTGTTGCCATAGTATTTTTTATTATATATTATTATTTAATAGGCCGTAAACACGTAACTTCCTGTTTTAGGATCATACTTAAAATCCTTAAATCTTGTTCCAGGTCCATACTTTTTTTGAGCAGCCTTCATTTGTCTCATTGCCATATCTTTTGAATTTGCTCCATATTTCTGTCCAGCGGAACCAGTAAATGGCAAACCAGATTTAGGAGAAGCAGGTGCATTTCTTATTGTATTAACAAATGTAGCTGAATCCATCGCTGGTAATGCTGATATTTTTTGTCGAGTCATACCACCTAAAGATAGATATCCTCCACCTTTACCTTTAGGCTTAACTGTTACTCCTCTTAGGTTCTTAATCTTAGCATTGGCCTCCTTACGAGTCATCTCTCCAGACTTCTTCTTAGCCTTGTAGCCCTTAATAACGTCTTTCTTCTTTGGACCTACGCTAACTGGAGCAAATTCTCTAACTCCTCCTACACGAGATACGACACCGGAAGCAGCTGAACCTCCCTTAGACTTACCCGTTCCTTTCTCTCCTCCAAAGACGCTTCTAATCTTACTAACAACGTCCTTGCTTGTAACCTTCCTGCTGGAAGATGTAGTCTTGGCCTTTTTACCAGGCCCTGTTCTCATTATCGCCATGACAATTTTTTTTTTTAAAGTTTAAACATAATGCAAATATATAAAAAAAGCGCAACATTACGCTGCGCTTCTTATAACCACCACTACTAAACCTATTCCTCAGCCTTTATTATAGACACTACATTGTCCTCCTCTGAGTAACATACCACAACAGTTGATTGAGTACCATCGCCATCAAGACCCTCGTATACACGACTTACCAAACCATCCTCCTTATCAATCCTAGTAGGCTTACTAAAGTCACCACCCATGTACTCCAAGTACTCCTTAATGTAGTCATCCATCGTCTCATCATCTATCTCTCCGAAGAAGTAGAACATCCCAACCTCTCCCTTAACCTGATACCATGTGTCAAAGTTCTCGATGCCATCCTCAGACGAAACAGTTACAACATCATACTGACCAAACGAACCGAACGATAATCCCATCACCATCCCGATTAAAAAAACTACTTTCTTCATATCTATTAATTTTTAGTTACAGACCTATAACGGGGCGTAAGCCCATATGTAACAACACCAATTAAAAAAAATGTTGGGAAATGACGGTCTGTGACGGTCCAGTGCTGACTTTGTGCTGACATTTTTTGGGTTAAATGCCTACTAATGAGGGCGTTAGCCTTTTTTGTGTCAAGATTACGGCTCTGACGCGATTTTTTTTTTTTTATTTTTCTATTTTCTCTATTTTCTTATATATATATTATTTTTTTTTTTTTTCGTAATATAGTAACATCTTAACACTAAATAGAGCTAACTAACTGATAATCAACAAATTAACCCTTTTTCAACTAAGCATTTAGGCAGCACTAAATGGCAAATCTTAACACTTTTCGACCAATCTTGACACTATCACATATGCTGGGGGAGTGGGTAATAAATACAATTCACGAGCTTTGCTCGTGGCGGAAACCGACCTAAATCAGCATGGGGGGTATGTATTTCCATAACTTTCTCCAAACTTTTTGGCGTTTTTATCTAGGTAGGTACATGCATACATAGGTAGGTCTATCATTCGTCGTGGATGCACCCCCTATAGTTGTGTTATCCTACTGGTAGTCAGGCACTTATATTTCTATTTAACATAATAGTAGTTATAGGACATCGAGACATAACTAACTGACAATCAATTGACTATAAGAATGAACATCCCTGGACGCGTCTATATTTACGTAGCTTTCCAATAATCGCACATGAATTCACGTGCATTATTCGTATCGATACGCATCGATTCGTATCACATTTGATTGCGTTTTGTTCGGTCCGGTTTTGCGTTTAGGAGCGCACATCTTCGGACGTTCAAAAATCACCCAACCAAATCCGAACAAAGAAACGAATCTGCGCTTTATTGAATCCCGCGCACGTAAGGAGATGCATAACTAACTGAATATCAATAGCTTGGATGAATGTTAGTCAGATGTGGATATCTGTCGGCATAAAAAAATGTTAAAATCAAAAAAAAATTTCATCCATAACTCTCTATTTATCAGTCAGTTAGATGTAACTACAAAAAAAAGATTAAAAAATATTGCACAAAGAATGTTACTAATTCAAAAGAAAGTAGTTATATTTACAGAAGTGATTCAAACGAGACATCACAACGACACAAGATCTTTGACATATGTAAGTATATATCAGCAAGCGGTGCGGATGTTATATACTTTACACATTGGGTGCAACATCTAGTTCGGGATGTTGATAACACTGACTTAGTAGAACGGCATATGGGATTTTATCCGCGATATGCACAACATGGTGTAGTTAGAGTGACTAATTAATGGTAGCGATAACCACTACACCACTAACCAAATAAAACAAGTAATCATGGAGTATGCATTGTTTAAAGGATTCAACAAAGTAGGTATCTTTCCTAACTACGAATCAGCAAAGAAAGCTATCAATGGAGATGGTATTTATAATATTTGCGCCATTAAAGCCATTAACGGAAAGCTAACAATATTATCAAGGGAAGCAATAAGAATAGGTTAACTGATGAGTCTTTAGTAGACGAAATGCCGTAGCAATACGGCATCTTAACCAAATAAATCAAGTAACATGAGAGCAATCAATTTAACAGTGAACATCCTATTTGTAGGAATGGTAGTAGTAGCAATCGCATTCGCGATGTACAAAGTAATCAGTGGTGCGCCAATCGGCAGCTATACTGCAATGGGATAAACAGAGTATTAATAACCAAAAAAAATCAATCACATGAGCGCAAGAATTTTAAAGATAGAAGGCCGTTACGAAGTTATCGGTTTCTTTCAAAATGACGTACTAATTAGGACTACCAAAAGGTTAGTTACTAACTGGAAATAGGTTAACTGATGAGAATTTAGTATTCGAAACGGCATTCACGAGATGCCGTCTTAACCAAAAAAATCAATTATTATGGAAAGGAAAGAAATTATTGCAGCAATTGAGAACATGTGCAGCGAAGATTTATTCATGCTTAACAACATTTTTTGTGATGTAATGAGCTGCTACGATGACCAAATATTTGGTAACGATGAGGAGTTTTTTAACATGTTTTTTGAGGGGAAACCAATGGAAGCCGCAAGGGCTGCCGTGTTTGGTGATTACAATTTTCATCACGAATATGTAAAGTTCAACGGATACGGAAATTTGGAAAGCTTTGATTTTATTGGTATTGAAAATCTACCTGACAGTTTGGATAGAATTGTAGATGCAATTGAAGAAAGCTTTAATGCATTTGAGGATTTATTTTAATTAATTAATAGAGGGGCGCGCATTCTGTCAACGCGAAATTAAATTAAGGGTTATGAAAAAGTTAATTCAAATTTTAATGCTCGTATGCATGTTCTTATTGACGTTAAGTTTATTGGACAATCCGAATACAGACCTATGCCTATTGGGGATGGGTTATGTATTGACAATGGGAATATTATTGGTATCAATCACAGAAAAAAAGTAAGTTATGTTAACACGAATTTCATTAGTAGGATTGGCCATGTACATTCCGATAGGATTGTATCTAGGCATCGTTGAAGAGACAAGGCTAGCGATGACGATAGCTGTATTATTAATCATTAAAGCATTAAGGAAATGAAAGCACAAACTTTTTTACCGCTGTTCAGCGGATTCTACGGGTCACATTGGGATAGTGTTGATTTTTATGGGGAGGAGGAATACTTCTCCCTTCCAGATGGGGATGAATTTTGGGAGTACGTTGATTGGGACAAATACCATAACCACATCGCAAAGGAAATGTGTTATGAGGTATGTATGATGCTGAGTGAATTCGTAACTGATATTGAATTCGAATCCATATCAAGCCCTAAGTACTACAATTTTGAGAACGATAGCATCAATTGCACTATCGAATTTAACGAGGGAAAAGTGAATGACTACATACGTTCAAAGGGTCACGCATTTTCTGAATACATCCGCAAAAAATATACTAGCCGTGATGGATTCATATCGTTCTATTCAAACGATGCAAACGAATGGATTGATTCATGGACGGAAGATCCGCACATGGTTGGGGCTGTTCTTCAATTCATTTGTGAAGAGGAGGGATTTGAAGAGCCTTTTGATTTGAATGATTGTCACATCGGATTGTTTTACAAAGATGAAATTTACCAACACCAAATAGTATGAAAAGAAATTTCGAAGACTTACCTCAGGCAGTGCAGGACGCATTGCTTGAGGCCCGCGATGCACAAGGTGCATTGATGCTGTTGTTCAGGGCAGGCTATACCTGTACGATAATTGAAGGAGATGTAGACCTTTCCTCGATAAAGGAACGCGAAAAGGATTTACGCAAGGTTATTAATCCTAACCTGAAGAGTAACGGCAAAATCGTTGAGGTAATCCGGACCATTGGATGGAAATGCGTTTGCTTGTTTGAGGGGAGCAATCGCGAGTATATTATTAACAAAGGAAGTCTCCAAAGGATTTCCTAATAACACTAACAGATATGAAAAGTTTAGAAGAAATGAGAGAGGAATTAGGCCATGAAACTGTACGTGAAATGGTCTACGATTACGCATTTTCAAGTATTGTTCCAGCATGCTGTGATAATGGATGTATGGTAGAGCCTGATGGCAAATGTTCACATGGTCATCCGAGCATACTGTTGGAATATGGTTTGGTATAAATTCGTAACTTCAAGGTATGAAAAAGTTCATAGCGTCAGTAGTCCCATTTGGATTAGCAGAAGAATGGGTGTTCAAAGGCCTGGAGGGTGATGATGACAATTCACGAATCGTTGAGTTAATTGTAAGCATGAGCGATACAGGAATACCTCTGTTTAAGATCAATCACTACGGCCCACAGAACAAGATATCGAAAGTAATTATCGAAGACATCTTCCTAAATTAGTGTTAAGAATGCTGTAAAAGTGTCAAGATTCAGTGTTTAGTGTTGACTAAGTGCTTAGTTGAAAACAGCTGAATCCTTTACTGTATCTATCTTTCCTTTATTTTAGTGTTAAGATGTTAGTATTATTATAAAAAAAAAAAATAAGTATATATATAAGAGAGAATAAGAGAGGAAAAAAATAAAAAAATTTCGTGATGCTGTCGTCATGTCAGCACTAATAAAATTAAGTAGTTCATAATCAATTGTTTAACCAATGTTACTTGCAACACAACGTTAGCACAACGTAGCATTAATCTCATTATCAATATGTTAGATAACATTAAGTATTTGGTCGCTAAGTACGACCTTGATTCGCCACAAAAGACTAGAGATAGGTCTTACAGAAGGTATTTCCTTTATGACTACCTGTATCCGCTGCTTACCTTAGAAAAGATAGGCGAGTTGTTTAACCGTGACCATGCAACAGTTCTCAAGGGTATCCGCATGGCGCAGCTCTTTGAGTCTGCCAATGACAATGTGTATTTGGAAATGGTGAAGGATGTCCGCGATGATTTAGTTGGCGCGGTTGCCTCTGGTGACGTTCAAAGGACTGCGGCTGGCGTGGTTAAGCATTTCCATGAGATTCTTCTGAAGACTCAGGACGATCCATTTGAGGATGTCGCATGGGAGATTGCGGTTAGTGTGGTGGAGATGATTGCAGGAACGCAGCAAGATAGGCAGCAGCTGTTCTGGAAGGATGTCGCTAAAAAAATAAAAGGGATAGGTTGTAACCATTTTGAGAAAGATACGTTATCTTAGCACATTCTATCTGACAGCAGGTTTTTTAGGTATCCCTCCTGATGGGCACATCAGAAGTACGAATAGAGTGATATCTGTTCGTACTACGAAACGCTTTCATGGTGTTTTTTTGGTTATAGAGTCGGGAGGCGTGATTTCCTCCCGATTTTTATGTCTAACTTAAATTAAATTAATTATGTTATTTTATTTCAACAAAAAGAAACGAAGGTACATGCGAGTGCCAAATGAGGTTTACTACGCATTGATTGCAGTGTTGGTTGGTTACCTTGTGCTAAACAGGCAGAAGATTATTAAGTCTGATCCTAAGATAGTAAAGGTAGTAGTCCATGACACGATTGTATCAGGACCTATTAAACCTACACGGGAGAACATCTACAAGTACATCGTTGCGTGTGGCATCAAGCACCCGGATATCGTATACAGGCAGGCGTTGTTAGAGAGTGGGTTCTGTTCGAACCTATATAGGAAGGCTAACAATCTGTTCGGCATGCGCGTAGCACGTAGCAGGCCAACAACAGCGAAGGGTGAGTATAGTGGCTTCGCGCGTTATGACAATTGGATGGAGAGTGTGCAGGACTACGCGTTGTATCAGGCTGCATACATGAGGAAGGCGAGAACTAGAGAACAATACTTCAACGCATTGGATGACAGCTATTGTGTTGGGCATGGCTACAGCACGAAGCTTAGGTCCTTGAGTGACGAGGTGTTGCGTAAACTATAAGTTATGGCATACATAGAGAGTAATTTTTTCCCCATTAAAGTATTCGTAAGGAACGAGTACATGTACCAAGGTACGAAGGGTCACGGTACTTTTTCGGAGGGTGTGGTGTTGTCTGTTAGATGCATGCCTGGACAGGCAGCCTTGTTTCAGGTGTTGTTGGACAATGGCGTGGTACGTGACAAGTTACCGAGTCATGCGTTGTTGACAGCTCCTAAGATACCATCTCCCGACTTGCCGTTCCACTACCTACAGATATGGAACTGCTTCAGTTATCGGTTCAGTGTGCATACGATTAACTATTTGTACGACACACCGGTATCTGTGTACATGAAGGATAGAGTATGGTACGAGGGAAGTTACTACGCTACTATTAATTGGGGCGCGAATGATTTGAACAGCGACTATACCTTAGCGGAGGATCCATTGGAGCATAAGTGTCACCATGTGATTCTTTTGGACAATGGGCAGATAGCACTACAGCCCAACAACAGGATAAGGTGGTCGGAGCCATCGTTCGTTACGAAGCCTTTCCCAAGCAGACCGGACTACATGGTGAATAAGGACTACTACAACTGCGAAGGGTTTGATAAGTGGCATACGGAGGATAGCGATGTAATGTTTTACGAAATAGAGAAGATATGAACACACCAATGCAGATGTTGATTGCCTATCTGGAGGCATCGATAGTGATTAATGACGATGGTCATTCGGACCGTAACGAGACGTACAGTAGGGTTATAGCCATTGCGAAGATATACGCAGAGCATGAGTTGTATCTGTTGCGTACTTTTTTTGAGGCAGGGCATAACCATGCGGTAGGAAAGAAGATAGGTGCTGTAGATAAGTTCCCTGAGTTTGATGAATATATTAAGAGGTATGAAGAATAAAGTAGAGTTATTAGGTTGGTATGGGTCTGACTTAGTGCATGCCCAATCGGCATGGACGAGTACTAGTAGAGACCTAACGGAGGAGAAGTTAGGAAGGGTTGATAAGCTGTTGACGATGTTGGCGAGCGAAGGACACCACACACCATTTGAGAAGTCTTCACTACACTTCTTGGTGACTTGCGATCAGGCATCACACATCCACTTGCTGAAGCACAGAATAGGCGTGAGTGTGAACGGAGAGAGCGCACGTTACAAGGAACTGACGGAAGACAAGTCATACATTCCGGAGGATTGGTATGGTACAAGTTGGGGATCGATGTTATCGATTTACACACACAAGATGAACGGATTGTATCACGCGTGTTTGGAGGACCTTACACCTAAGCTAGGAAGAAAGAGAGCAAAGGAGAGTGCGCGGTTCTTTAAGATGATGAACAGTCAGATTACGTTGGATGTGATGTTTAACTGGAGGTCTTTCTACCACTTCTTGAAGCTGAGGGATAGTGAGCATGCCCAGGTTGAGATTAGGCAGATAGCACAGGAGATGTTGCGGTTGGTGAAGGATATTGAAGGAAATCCATTTGAAGAAACAATTAAAGCGTTTAAATTATGATTAGTCCAGAAGAAAAAGCAAAAAAAATATTTGATTATTATTATTTCTTTATGCGTAATAACAAAGATAGAAGGTATTTATCTATACAATGCGCATTAATTGCAGTTGATGAATGTATTGAATCAACAAAACAATTAATACATCATTACATAAAATCAGATGAAAGTAGATACTCTGATATATATTTATCGATGTCTATATC